CATTTGTAGTTGTTTCGGTATTATTTCCATTAGTTGCAGGTGTAGTATGAGAACTCATACTTTTTGATTTTTCATAATGCCAAAACTTTAAAGTATTATAGGGAATTTCACTCTCTTCTGATAATTCTCGGAGAGCCTTAGCTTTGTTTAAGCCTTGTTTTAATTTAGCACGTACACCAAATTCAAAAGCCACCTTACATTGTTCTGTCCAAGCCATTTTTTACCTTATTTTTAAGTTACAATATTATAGGCACAGTTTTAAATTGTTGTCAAGCCCTTTTTGCTTGACAACCAAAGAAAAATATATTAACCTTATAATCATCATGGAATCAAGACAACTTAAATGGCAAAAGAATAAACAAAACAAAGGTTTATGTATAATTTGCGGGAGAAATCCTATTTCAAAAAAAAGTAAAAGCCGTTGCGAACTTTGCTTGGCTAAGAAAAGAATCGTAAAAAGGCAAAGATTAAGAGATTACTCTAAAGCAGTAACTTGTTTGGCCTAAATAAAATTAAAAGGGAGACAAAATGAAATCTTCTAATCTTATAAAAATTACTGATTTTTTTGATCCATACAATATTGATCATATTCATGCATATAAAATTATGAGCAATACAGGAGTATGGCCTAAAGACTTTCTGCCTGAAAATATAGAAAGCAAGATTAATGGTTGGGATGGGCTCGTTTTGATGAAGAAATGTGTTAATGCATGGATAGAACAAGCATTAGCAGGTCATATTTTAGGAATGATGGGAAAAGGAAATAACCAATAAATGGCTTAAAAAATATAAGGAAAATATATCTAGTGAGAATATATAAAGTTTTTCCAGGTAAGGATTGTAATCCACATTGCGAGGATAGTATTAAATCAGCTATAGCCGCAGTCGAAACCTGGTTGACAGATGGCGAAATTGGGACAGTGATAACGATTGTAATTATAGAAATGGATAAGACAAAATTTGATTTATTACCTGAATATCAGGGGCCTTGATATTATAGAACTTGCCCTTTGGTGTGAACTTATGAAAAAGGAGAATATTATGGAAATTATGGAAAAGTTTGGAAATTTAGAAGGAAAAAGGTTGTTTGAGTTTATCCCGTGGGATTTACATTATGCGGGACAACAAAAACTAATAAATACTTGGATAGAGTATTTTAAGAAAAAAAACGTTCCTTTTATTATTCTGGCGAAAAATAGCACCTGGGTAAAACAATCTGAGCCGAGAATAAAATTGACAGCATTGTTTAAAGAGAAATATGTTGGTAATATGGCTGCTACAATATCTTACGAAAATTTGGTAGGGATTTGAAATTATCGCTGAAATGAAAACAACCAAGATCAACAAAATACAGAAAGGAGAATATGTATAATGGGAAAAAATTGGCAATGGTTTACATTTTATAATGAAGTTGATAGCCATATTCGTAATTACGTTATTCCTCAATATGGTGATTTTCCAGATAAAACTATAGCAAAATTTACACCCGAAAAAATTCAAGGTAAGCTGGAAGCATATGTTGATAGAATTGGAAAAAGTAGCCGTGGTAAGGAAGACGCCATTAGGGATTGTTTAAAGATAGCTCATTTCGTATGTTATCTTCATTCGATATTAACAACAGGTTCAGCACATCCAACCGCAAGGTAAAAATCTACTGCGATTCTGGGAAAGGAGTTAAAGTTGAATAATGCCCCGTGGTTATTTTCACTTATATCGCAAATTTCAAGCTCACCCTTTTTGGACAGAAAAAAGAATTTTCTCAAAAGCAGAAGCATGGATAGATTTACTGTGGGAGGCCCAGGATGAAGAAAAACCCCAACAGATAAATTTAAGGCAGAGGGTTTTATATCGTAATTATGGGGAATCCTTAAAAAGCATAAGAACATGGGCAAAGCGATGGGGTTGGGGAGAGGCTAAAGTATATAGGTATTTAAAACTTTTAAAAAAAATGAGCCAAATTGAAACAGTAAGCGAAACAGTTTTGACACGGATAAGTATATTAAATTACAAAGAATATAACATGCCTAAAAAGAAAAGTGAAACAGTTTTGAAACAGAAGCGAAACACTTATAAAACAGTTTTGACAACTAATAAGAATGATAAGAATGTTAAGAAAAAAGATACCACTAATATTTATCCCGAGTGGTTAGATATGAACCTATGGGCAGACTATAAAAAACACCGGATAGAGATAGGAAAAGAAATGTCTAAGCAGGCTGAGACATTAAATATAACGAAATTAACGGGAATTATGAAGCAAGGGTTTACCCAGAAAAAGATAATAAACACTGTAATCGAATTAGGCTGGCGAGGTATCTATGCCCCTCCAACAAATAATAGAAATAGAACGAAATTAGAAAACGCACCACGGTATAAATCAGTGGAAGAGGTTGTAAAGGAGAGAGGGTTTTAAATGATATGATAACTAAAAAAGTAAATAGATATTATTGTGAATTTTGTAAAAAAGCTAATTGTTCGGCCCCCTCAATATCAAGACACGAAAAGTCATGCACATTAAACCCTAATAGAATTTGCCGTATGTGTTTAATTTGTGATTTAGAACAGTCTAAAATGTCTGATCTAATGAAGATATTGCCAAAGCCAGTAATAATTGACGATAATTTAGGATTTCAAACGATTGTAAATATTAAAGAAATCGAAGAGGGCATGGAAAAGTTACGGGAAGTTACTGAAAATTGCCCGGCATGTATTTTAGCAACAATCCGGCAAATAGGTATCCCTGTCCCAGCGATTCAGTCTTTTAGTTTCACAGAAGAATGTAAGTCTTTTTGGGCAGATTTTAACCAAGCTCAAGCAGACAAAAATTATTGTGGATAAGATAAATCATGAAAAAAATAACCTCTCCACATCGTGATCCCGAAACAGGCGAATATCGTTATAATGGCAAGTGGTATGATTCATGGCCTAGAGAAGAAATAGAGAAAGATGAAGCTGCTTTAGATGAATACTGGGAACGAGAACAGGATAGAAAAAGAGATAAAGAATTAGAAGATTAAAAGGAGACTTATTATGGATAACGAATTATTTTCAAAGTATGTATTTTTAGATGAAAATCGACAAATTGGAGTTATAGAGGTTCCTCATGGCGTAGCATTAGAGGGTATAACATATTCCCCTGAAAACGGTGAGACATTAACGCAACGTATCTCTTTTTCAACAGATGCCACTATTAAGTTATCAGAAATATTACAAGAATGGTTAAACACACCGTTAATGAAAAATAAGATGCCTTTTTAAAGGAATTTGCTAATGATTTATTTTGAAACAGATGGAGGTTATTTTAAATGAAAAATCAAACTTGTCTTAATTGCAAATTATGTAAAAAATGTGGAAATAAATTGTTGTTAGGGAAGGTTTGGATCGAATCTATTCATCCTGATGATGAACCTTATGAATCAGGGGAAGAAATCGAGATAGACGAAATAGATTTTAATGAGTCCCTTCTTGTTCATTATTGTGAAAAGTGTGAAATTATCCATGATATTTGGGATGATGAAAATGTGCATTTAATCGGCTGACCTGCTAAGGCAGGGGATCAATACAAAAAGAAGGAATACTCTTATTGGAGTGCTACTGGTGATAGTGCATGTATGAAAGATTAATCTTTTTGTCATTGAAAAAAGAGGAATAAATTATGACAAAAACAGAATTTGATGAATGGAAATATGCTTGCCCTGTTTTCCAAAGTGTATATGCAAATGCATGTAGTATAAAAAATGCAAATTGTCATTTCGATTTATGTCCGTTCATGTATTGGATCAACAAAAACGAGGAACTTATACAGAACAAGATAGAAAAAGGAGAACGAGAATGAAAGCAAATAACTTAACAGTTAGTATTCCTCAACCAAAAGAAGGACCTCGGTGTGACAAGAATTGTCTTTATTGTATTTCTCTTATGACACAATCTGTTAAATTCAACTATGATTTATTTTTTAATAACTTAGATAAAGCTAAGTATGTAGCCCAAACATGTTCAGTATCATCAATCCTTTTAACTAGCAATGGAGAACCATGCCTCAACTATCACCTTCTTTTACAAACAGCTATGAAATTTAGTTCTTTTCCAATGGAACTACAAACAAATGGACTATGGTTGTTTAATCATAAAGACGCAATAAAAGAATTACAATTTGTGGGGTTGGACACTTTGGCTTTTTCCGTTGATAATCTATATACTATTAATGAACTTTATCCTGTATTTAAATTTGCTCATGATCTTGGAATGACTGTTAGAGTTTGTCTAAACTTATCTAATAAAATTACTCCCAAAGTCAAGTTTGTTGAAATAATTGCCTCTATCAAGGGTTGTTTAATTGATCAACTTCTTTTACGTCAACTTACTATTCCTGATAAAACCTTGGAAACAGAAGAGTCAAAAAGAGCCCAATTATGGATAAAAGAGAATGTTGATGCTTCCACTTATATACGTCTTTATCAAGAGTTCCAGAATATTGTTGATGAGAAAGACCTGATTAGAATTTTACCTCATGGAGTCATGGTTTATAATGTTGATAATATAACAGTGACATTTTCTGATTATTGTATCCAGGAATATAATAATACAGAGGATATTAGAAGCCTAATTTACCTGGAGGACGGGCATCTTTACACAAGTTGGGATAAAATTTCCAGCAGGTTATTTTAATACACAAATCGTCGGTAATATTTATGGTCAACTTAATGGAAAAGATAGAAAAAGGAGAAAATGATGTTTGATGCAGATGTAGATGTTATACATTATTTATTTGATAAGCTTAGGGTAGAAAAATATGCAAAAGAAGAGTTGGTAGCGAAAAACCAAAATGTATTTAATTTAATTTGGATGCAGGCGTGGCGTTCAGCAGAAGATTATCATAGAGAACTTTATAAAAAGGGGCTAACAACAGAGCAAGACGCTATTAACCGAAATTTACGGCTTTCTTAACGTATTAATAAAGGTTCAAATATTAATTGAGAAAGGAAAATTAATCAATGGAAAAGATAATCAAAAAGAAACTATATAACCTTCGGAGTAAACTTGAATCAGTAGCAGGAGAGCGTTTATATGCAGATGCATTAAGATTAGAAGGTGCAATATTTCACCTCGAAATGTTATATCAAGATTTAAAAGATGCCGGATATATTGGATCAACTAAATTCGAATAAGGAGACTGGAAAGTTGGGTAAATATTTGAAAATTGTAGGCCGAAGATTTGGTAGGTTAGTTGTAAAAAAAAGAGTTGAAAATGATAAATGGGGAAACCTCCGGTGGCTCTATCAATGCGATTGTGGAAGAGTAAAAGCGATTGTAGGGGGAAGTTTACAAGCAAAAAGGACTCGATCTTGTGGGTGTTTAAGTATAGAAAAGACACGAGATAGATCCTTACAACATGGCCATAAAGTAAATTATAAACCAACAAAAATATATAGTGTTTGGCACGCTATGAAAGATAGGTGTAACAACCCAAATGACCACGCCTATAACAATTATGGCGGTCGAGGGATTACTGTTTGTGAGAGATGGAATGATTTCAAGAAGTTCCTCGTAGACATGGGAGAAGCACCCAAGGGACTAACTCTTGAGAGGAAGGATAATGGGTACCCCAACAATAACGCTAATAAACAGCATATGCGTCCATTGTAAACAAAAAGGTTTTGTGATTCAAAATAATGGTCTATGTATTAAGTGTGTGGGAAAACTAGCTGTGAAACGTATAAAAGAAGAAAGGAATAAATAAAGGAGAATTGAGTGAATATTAATTTGGTTTCTGACGCAAAACGCCACAATTTAGCCCTTATGAAGATCTCGGCCTACCATAAAATGTTGGACGATAAAATATTTCTAAACGGTGTAGGTTGTTTTGATTTAACTATTGGCTCATGGCTATTTGATTTTAGTGAAAAATTACCTTGTGATTTAGAAGGTGGTCCAGGAATTGATCCAACCATACGATTAACTGATTACGATCAAATAAAACCTGATTACAGCCTATATTCAATCTTGATTATTCCCTCGGCTATACATGGGCATATTGTCCCCGGAAATGCTCATTCTGTATAGTTCCAAAACAGAATAATCCTAAAATCCATTATTCAATATGGGAATTTCATGATTCTAAATTTAAGAAAATCTGCCTGCTCAATAACAACACCTTTTCAGATCCCCAATGGCGGGAAACATTTGAGGAAATATGGGATGCTAGTTTAACGGTAATTGATGAAAATGGTTATGATTTACGACTAATGGATTTAGAAAAAGCCAATGCTTTAAGGAAAACAAAATTCCAAGGGTATATCCATTATGCTTGGGATTTAATGGAAGATGAAGAAAGAATCCTTGTAGGATTGAAGCATGCTCCTCGTGGATTAGTATATGTGTTGATCGGATACAACACTACACAAGAAGAAGATTTATATAGATGCCAGAAAATACATGATTATAAATACGATCCTTATGTGATGCCATATAATCGAACTAAACAGGAAAAAACATTTCAAAGATTTATTAATACTCGTATGTATCGGAAATATCCAACTATCGAAAAAGCATGGCAGGACTATAAAAAATGAAAAAATTCAAAATCACATTTGAAATAGATATGAACTCCCGGAAATCAATAGGAAATACTTTATCCTTATTGAAAAGGTATATCAATTTGTTAAATGAAAAGTGGAAAAAATCCGAGGTAAATACATGAAAACCAAGACTTTATACGCTGTGTTGGGAGTAGAAAGAGAACATCAAGTGAGTATAGGAAATTTTAAAAAAGAATTAATTTTAACTTGGGCTGATAGAATGTGTGGAGTTTTACCCGTTTTTGAGACTAAAAAAATGGCTATGAAATATGCAGGGAAAACGTTTAAAATTATGACAATGAAGATTGAGGTAAATAAATGAGAAAAGCGAAATATTGTCTTGATTGTATTTATCACTCACTATCTAGGGAATATAGCGAAATCCTAACCTGTGCAAAAGGACATAAACCAAGATTCTATCCACCTAAAAGAAATTATCCGTTTATGGAACCATGTGAAGTGTATGGATGGAAAAGAAGATGTTTGGATTATAAGGAGGTAGAATCATGAAAAACAAAATTATGCCCGATGACGTCCACCCAAAATGTCCGTTCGTGGATTGTCTTTACGGTATGGGTTTAGCTGGGCGCGGTGTTTGTCTCGCGGGTGGAAAGTGGGATGATCCTGATTGTTCTAAATATGAGAATGAATTCGAGGCTTTAGAAAGGTGGAAAAATGAGCCTAAATAAAGTTAAAGGGGATATGTATCCCTGGGTTGATTTCACATGGAATACTGTTAAAGGTGAATGTCCTCATGGTTGTGACTACTGTTATATGAAGAAATGGGGCCCTCAGCCAGAACTCCATTTTGACGAAAAAGAACTGAAAACAGATCTTGGTTCTGGAAATTTTATATTTGTGGGCTCCTCATGTGATATGTGGGCTGAAACTATATTTCCTATCTGGATATTCGACACTCTTGATCATTGCAAAAAATACGATAATAAATATTTATTTCAATCTAAAAATCCTGATCGTATTTATCGTATGAGAAATCAGTTACCTCCCAATGTGGTTATAGGCACAACGATTGAAACAAATCGTTCATATGCTGAAATGGGTAGCGCACCTGGTATATTAGATAGGGCCTGGAATATTCTACAATTTAGTCTACTTAATATTGATATATTTATCACCATTGAGCCGATCTTAAATTTTGATCTAAATACGCTGGTTGGAATTATTAAGGCCGCAGAGCCTGATTTTGTCAATATTGGGAGTAGCACAACAATATTAAAAACACCATTACCAGAGCCATCCCCGGAAAAGGTCAGGGATTTAATCGAGGCGTTGAAAGAATTTACTGAGGTCAAGGTAAAGAGTAATTTAAGGAGGTTAATGTTATGATTAAAACACGGATAATGGGTTGGTTTAAACTGTCAAAGCTCTCTGGATGGATGGAAATATAGAATGATAATAACGATTCAAGGTAAACCCATAGCCAAAGCAAGGCCAAGATTCGCCCGTCGAGGCAAATTTGTTGTAACCTACAATCCCCAAGAGACAGAGGAAGGCCGGTGGTTGTGGGAAGCTAAGAGCCAAATATCTCAATGTTTTAGCTGTGCCGTATGGGTTAGCTGTCATTTTTACCTAGAACGCCCTAAAGCGCATTATGGAACTGGTAGAAACGCCGGAAAGCTCAAAAATAATGCACCTAGACACCATACCGTAAAGCGTTATGATACGGATAACCTACTGAAGTGGGTGTTAGATTGTCTAAATGGTATAGCATGGAAAGATGACTGCCAAGTTATAGAGTTGTACGGCAAAAAAGAATATTCAGGTAATCCAAGGACTGAAATTAAAATGGGGGAGGTCTTTAAATGACAGTACAAGGTTATAGCAGTGGTATTTTCAACCAGTTATATCGAAATTACGATAATAACAATCCAGAAAATTTAAAGGAATGGACGGAAAAACGTATTGAATTAGTTAAGAAAATAAAAAATATTGACTCTCAGTTAGCCAATAAAAATATGTTGGCCGATGATGGAGGGCGATTAGGTGAAAAAGCATATTTTCAAAGACGGCAAAAATTAATAGAATCAAAGAATGAAATTGAACAGAAGCTTCTTGATCTGAATGCGATCAAATATAAATTCCATTCAACGATATCCTCGATGCCTATGTCCTATCAAAATGGAGATCCCCATGCTATTATATTGACACTATTACGGGAAATGGCAACATCCTTAAAGCACATTCAATTTTTATTACATAGTGAATGGACAGACTAAAATGATAATAACCTGTAAAATCTGCCAAAAATCTTTTGAGTGGCACCGCAAGGGAGGGGGTCGCCAGCCAACAATTTGTCTTGATCCCAAATGTTATAAGATACGGGATAAACTCCAGTATCAAAAATGGAAGGCAACTCATAATTATACACGTTATGAAAAACGAAAACCTACTATTAAATTACAGAGTAATGTGTATAAAAAGAAGCGCTGTACGAATATATTAACAGATGATAATGGCAAAAAATACAGATGTAACAAAATCACAGCCAATGGAGGTCGAAATAAATATTACTGTCAGGCTTGTTGGGATCGCTTATCAGAGGGAGTATCTCAAGAACATTCTGCCTTTATTTATGATCAATCATATTCCGAAAATATTGAATGTTCATAAAAAACCCAGTCAGTGCTTAAATTCTTATTTAAGGGAAACTGCCGGGTTCTTTATAAATATAATTTGTTTAATGAGGCCAGGGATTATGATGTTTTAACAGCAAATTTAAAAATATCAGGCTTAGGCCAAAACATAAACACCACCTCCTTTCTTTCTATTGTCAAACGGTAAGATAAAATTTAATACCCAAAATGCAAAATTTTAATTTGATCCCATTTGGATAAATCTAGTGATTCAAGAAAAGCAATAAATGGCTTAATTCGCCTGTAACCATCATCATCAGCTTTCAGGCATTTGATAAGTGCCCCCATATCTACGTCTTTTAGTTTATCATCATACCTATCTTTTATAATTTGTGTGTTACCATCGTCGGCATAAATATAACAATTAGTAGGCAGAGAAATCTCTACAAGTTTCATTGTTTTGCTGCGATATCCCATTTTTGACATAGAAAAACAGGCTATAATAGAGGAAAAAACCATATTACCTGGTTCAGGTTTAATAAAAGATGATTTTTCGACTACATAAAATCTTGATTCATATCCTCCCATAATATTTCTCCTCCGTTTTTAATACTCTTCTAATTATTTCATTCTCTGGAAACCTTGCACAAAAAGCGCAAAGTAATTGATTGAATTTCATAGGTTTATCAAGCTGAACCAGTACAGTTGCTTCTCTGTCTTTACAGATCATGCACGGTCCGCCGAGTAAGTATGGTTTACAATTTTTCATTAGAGTCTACTTTTAGAATTTAGCATTTAACTCCCTCAGGCCTACCTAGCTCCCAACTAGGCAAGATGAAGGGGTTAATTACTTCCAAGGTTTAGGCTCAGGATAGTCAAAACCCCAGCCATCATGAGTTTTGAGGTATGCAATTTTTTTAGCATATCGGCTTAATTGACCTGGTATGCCCATACCTCTTTTACGTAATGACACCAATTTGATTCTTTTTTTACTCTTTGCCATTTTCACTCCCTCCTCGTTAAATTTTTACACCTTCACTTTTGGCCCAGTTATACAATCCTATATCATTCAGAATCCATAACCGACGTTCATTGTTAGTCCGGGGTGATCCTGGAGCTATTTTCTGAATACATTCATCAATTTCCTGTTTGTTTTGTTTTATAAATTTTGATAATGTCATACTTAATCCCTCCATGTTTAAAGTGCTTAATTACCATTATAAAAAAAGTCATAGTGCCCAAAAAGATTCTTGTAAAATTTATATGTTACATGGCCTAATTTAACTAAATCCCATATCTTAGCACCATTGTTACACCAAAAAACCTTATTATCGTGTTCAGTATACTTAATCGTTATATCATTGATTGTAATTGTTTGAAACATGGCTAAACCCTCCAATTAAATTGTTTGCTTCGGAACTCATATCCCCCCGTTAAAGTATTTATATAGCATAATTATTATTATAAAATATCAACCAGCTTTCTAAAGTTTTCAAATCATCAAGAAGAGATTTAGTTATTCCCATTTTTTCTGGATGCAACAGCCAATGTAGTTTTATATGATCCGAATTATTTATAATTGCGAAATTATCCATATCATTATTAAACGGGTTTAAATCTACATGATGAACCACTTTATAGGTAGGCAAATTAGGATGTATTTTCTTAACTTTTCTTCTTGCCTTCATCCTCGAATAACCGATTTTACTATTTTTTGTTGTCATTAATTATCCTTTTTAATCCAATAACACAGGCATCTTGAATTGATTTAATTTTATCCTTTTCTTGTAATCTCCGAAGGGCTACCCATAGATCATGTTGTAATCTAATAGTCACTATTTTCATTTAGTTTCACCTCCTTTCGAGTTTTTACTGCTATTATAGTACAACCGTTTTATGCTGTCAAGCTGTTTTTTTGTCATTCAGTTAATATGTTATGCAAAAGAGCGGCCAAACATAGTGGCCAGCTAACTATCTAATATTACACAATATCTTAATAAACAATATAAGATACTTATGTATCAAATAAAACACTATTGTACCGGGTTATTGAATGTTTAATTATTTCACATATTTACAGTGTCTCAAACCCAAGACACTTATGTCTTAGGTTTTATTTATGAGACACATATTATCACCACTAAGTCAAATTAGATATATCGGATACTTATTACCCATTTGACAGGACTGTCAGGGTATAGTATACATATATTGACTCACCAGCCAAGAGCTGGAGGAGATGGGATTTCCTTATTAAGTGGTAATCCTGAGATCAAAGCTGGCCGAGTTATTTCAGGTAGGCGCGGCGCCAACGTCTGCACCTAAACCCAGCAACCAGCAGTAAACGTGTGCCAGGTACTGGGTTTTTTTATTATTAACTTGACAAGCTGTAAGTAAAAGAGTATAAAGAGATCTCATAACTATTTTTCCTTCTTTTCATCTTGATAGAGACTTTGGATAAGTACGTGACATGCTTTTTCAGGGTTTTTTTTATTGACAGGAACATTAAACTATGGTAAAAAAGTATTAATACGCGTGAAGGCCATAGTTGGCCGTTAAATCCTGAGGTGGCCAACAAAGCGCCACCAAATTAGCGGACCTGTTCTTCTTATATTAATAGATTGAGCATTAGGATAGGTTCAGATCCACTTAAACCCGGTGCCCAAGGAGTAGGAATAAAAGCGTTACACTCACCTGGCCCGGGTTTTTCTTAAACAATACCGAGGATAAGCCAATGTTCAAATAGACTGGCAAAGTGCTTAAACTTATTCAAGCGAAGTCGCCGGATTAATATGAGAGTGGACTTTTCCGGTAAACCTTTTAAAACCCTTAGAATAGTCTGCATAGGATCATTTCCAGGGGTTTCTATAACGACCATTAAGGCACCGATAAAGCCTAAAATGATACAGTGGGGACGATTTAATTAGATCTCCATACCAAATTAGCCCCTGGTTGCTTACATAGGATCAGGGGTTTTCTTATGAAGATATTAGGTATTGACAGAAAAACCATTATACTATATATAAGAAGGTTATGAGTGATTATAGAAAATATCTGAAATCCTACCAATGGAAAAATATAAAAGAACAAGTAATTACTAAAGTACATAACAAATGCGAATTATGTGGATCAAGAAATAATTTAGTGGTTCATCACATAAAATATCCGAAGGTCTTAGGTACAGAGACATTAAATGATCTTCAGTGTTTATGTGATGATTGCCATAACGTAAAATGTCATAATGGTAGCTCTTCAAATAGTAAGATTAGATTAACCAAACAGGAAAAGCGAAAGCGCAAAATAAGCAGGCAAAAAGCTAAATTCGCAGGACTTGTAAGAATATACAGTAAAGAGGAAATAAAGGACTATATTACCGGCATGGCTCGGCAACCATGTACATAACTGCCCTATTAAGGTAATATTTAACCGTTAACTTTTAAATAAGGTGTTAATCGTAGCAACTCCGCGTAGGACGAGCTATTCCCGGATGCCGCGGGCCTAATTACCTACCAGGATAATTACTAAGGTAAAGTAGGATATCGTAAAAAGGTGATACATAAGGTTGTTGTAATATTTATACCTTATCGTTACTTAGAAGTTGTTAACACCGAAAAACCCTGGATATATCACCTGGTAGAACCTCTGTAAATAGTTAAATGGTATATAAGTATACCAACCAACTATATCCTATAAAAAGTAACGATAATCAGTATTTAAAGGATTTATTATGATAGATACATACCATTATATGCAGTTACAAGGTAAAGGACGTTGGCCTTCTGTAGATAAGATAGAGAATGAAGATATAGTGACAAAACCACACAAATTTATAACTTTTGGAAATGGCAAAAATTAGGGGAATATGAGGGATTAACTATTTATCGTATTAATGCATTGTTACCTCAAAAGGAGTAGTTATGAAAAAATATCCGGTCTTACCGTAAAACCCTTCTATCCCCTAATTTATTCCCTTGACAGAATGTACCTAATATGTTATCAGTAATAGTAATCATTACTAATAAGGAATATCTTAGTCTCAATGCCAAAACCCTACAAAAAGGAAACTAAATCACACTATATGTCCCGTTGCATCCATCACGTTCGGGAAGAAAACCCCGGCAAAAAAAGACTATTCTATATTCTCCACTGCCAAGGACTCTGGGAAAAGTATCATGGCACTAAGTAAAAAAGGGGTGAAATGGGATGTGATAGAAGTAGAATATCGCGCCGGTCAACTAGCTATCCGGGAAATCGCACGGCAACACAATATATCAAATCCTGCTATCATCAAACGAGCCAAAACAAGAGGGTGGACACGGGATCTAACAGAACAAATAAAACAACGGGTAAAAGCTAAAATGGTGAACGATGGGTTAGCAGTTAGCAACGCGCTAACCGATGAGGATATCATCGAAAAAGCAGCTGATCGAAATATAAAAGTCATTGAATTACACCGGAAAGATATCTCCGACCTCCAAGAAATAGAAACCACCTTAAAAGCAGAATTAGCTGCAAACCATAAACTTGCTATTGTGTATAAAGGTGAAGTTACAGGCCAATTACCTATGACTGTATTAGACAAATCCCGTACAGTAGACAATCTTTCAAAGATAATGCACAGGAGGATCACTCTTGATCGGCAAGCTCGTAATATTGACGATAAGACCCCCACCGGCAGTGAATCAGATCCTATCCATGTTAAACATAGTATGGACACCTCCGGGTTATCGAAGGCCGTTGAGGTGCCAAAACCCTGTGGAGTTCCGCAATTAGAGGAAGGATAGTTGAGGTTATGAGCATGTACGGACCTGATCCAATATAGAACGCATAACTACTTGAAATCATTACAACGTCAGATAATATATTATATGTTCCTTAACTTTTATGTAAATAAAGTTGACATAATAAATAGTATATGATAATATCTCTAAAAATTTAAACTGGAGGTGTTATTATGAATAGATCGTGTTATTATGTACCTTTAACTGAAGATGTATTTGAAAGGGTTAGGAAGGCGTTTGAGGATGATTTAGTACCGATCATAGAGATAGCTACCTGGTTTTATGTTAGTAGGCAGGCTATCTATAAGTTTTTAAAGAAGCATGGTATTAATACAACTAAAAAGCAGTTAAAGGTACAGTGTGAGTGGTGTGAGAGGGTATTTGATAGGACTAAGGGAAGGATAAGGAAGCAGAAATACCATTTTTGTTCTACTAAGTGTTATTACAGTTATATCGGTGAAATAGGGATTAATTACAAACCTAACCGTCATGGTCAAAGGATAGGGAGACAGAAGGTATCTAAATATTTTGAGTTGTTACCTGGTATGGTAGTTCATCATGAAGACGGAAATAACCTAAATAATGAACTACACAATTTAAAAGTCTTTGCTAATAATGGAGATCATGTAAAGTATCATAGATGGGTTAATAAGACTGATCCTATCTGGGATGGATCGAAGCTGTAAACCAGTAAACTTGTTGTTTCACGTGGAACATAGAATATGCACTAGGAGGCGGGCCAAGTGGGCTAAAGAGTATTTGTTGAGTCTCGGCATGTACTCAGATATAGCCCCCGACCTATTAAACTCAAAAAAGCCTTTTAGAGAAAGAGGGGTGGGGGTACCCACAATCGCAATGGGTCCCATAATGTATATATACTACCCTAGTTTTATAGAATTATTTTTTTGAGATTTTTAGCTATGTTAAATAAATGTTCAATATGGATACGGGATAAGATGCGGGGTTTTTCTGATAAAGATATGGAGTCCCTGATTAATAAACGTCGTAATTCTGTTTTGTCACCTGGTGTGATAATAATGGTCACGGCTAAAGAATTAAGGGCTTTACGCCAGCTAAAATAAACCATTTTACCACCCTAGTTTTATATTTTTAAAATTTTAAAAAAGGTAGTTTTATTATTTTTAAATTATTTAAGAGAAATAAGGATAGAATTTGGGATTTTGAGGGTCAGTGTAGTGAATGCTCTAAGCCTTTAAAGATTATTGTAGTTAGTGTTCGGCACAATGAGATAAAGATTAATGTTCAGGAATGTCCTAATCATCCAGAAGGTGCTCGTATTTTATGGCCATCTACTCGGGAAGATATAATTTGTTGTTAATTTACCCTAGTTTTAGATAAATTATATTTTATATAAAGGAGGTTACGTATGGCAATAACATATTTTAAAAGAGGTTATTATGGATATTAAAAAAATAGAAAAAGCGATAACATTGGGTATGAGTTATGTTTGTCCTAATCCGGTAATTGGTGGTATGAGGTGTTTTGATAGTCACATGGGTTATGGAAAGTATGTTGATTTAACTTCTCAGGAGTATGAGATTTATCAAAGGTTAACGAATCTTACGGTAGATGAGAAATTAAAGCGTCTTGAAGAATTATCTTAATTTTAAAAAATAATATTTTTTTATATGAAAGGTTAAAATGAAATTACCTACTAAGACCGAGATATTTGGAATACCTTTTAATATAACCTGGGTTAAGACATCTGAAGTTGATATTCATGTAGTTAAAGTATTATTTGGGCAGATCCAGTATGATGAGCGAAAAATTAGAGTATCTAATGAAATAAATAATAGGGATAAATACTTAGCATTATTTGAAGAATTTCTTCATGGTGTTTTATGTGAGATGGAATATCATGATTTAAATCATGATCATAAATTTATAACCCCGCTTGTGAATGGGATGTTTACGGCCTTGGAAAAGGCGGGGGTGATTAAGATATGTCCTTAGAAGCCAATATACCAGAGAAGATTATACAATGCAAAGATATTCCGTCTGCGCCTATATTAATATTTATTTCTAAACATGGTGGTATTGGATGTAATTGGTTTAGTATTAATAAGTTTGATAATCCGCGAAGTGTCCGTCACGCGATGTTGGAAGGCGTTCCGAGGAAGGTAGTTCTTGCTAAGATGAAGCATTTAATATCGAAGGGTTATATAAGTGGATGCGCGTGTGGTTGCCGTGGTGATTTCGAACTTACAGAGAGAGGTCTTCAAGTAATATAATGCCCTTAGAAGCTAAGACTATAGAGAATGGAGATTATGCTCGCCAGGTATGCGAATTTTTACCTACAGCTTCATATGAGAAGGCTTTAGAGATATATCAGCTTGTTTTAAATGATCCACATTTAGATGATTATGTGATAGCTCAAATGGGTAGGTATGACCGTTATTTTTTAATGACCATGATTTTAAGGGTTGGGAATACTGTCCCTTATGTTTTTCATCCTTGGGTATATGAAAGGACTAGAGAAGTTGAGGCCGAACCTGATCATTGCCTTGATTTTTGGGCGCGTGAGCATTTTAAGTCAACCATAATTACGTTTGCCGGTTCTTTTCAGGAGATAATAAAGGACCCTGAAATAACGATAGGGATATTCAGTCATAATACGGTACATAGCCGTGATAAATTTGTTATGCGGATTAAATCAGAAATGGAGATGAATAAAAGTCTTCCCCGGTATTATCCTGATATTTTCTGGTCTAACCCTAAAAAAGAGTCCCCTTCTTGGTCAAGGGATAGTGGTCTTATTATTAAAAGACAAGGGAATCCTGCTGAGGCTTCATGGTCCGGTTGGGGGTTAGTAGATGGGCAACCTGTTGGATCTCATTTTGGATTAGTCATATATGACGATGTTGTAACTGAGAAATCTGTCACGCCTGAAATGATTATAAAAACTACAAAAATGTGGGAACTTTCCACATTTATGACTAAACGTAGGGAAGATGGTACACGACCGAGGGTTTGGTATATCGGAACACGGTATAGTTTTGCGGATACTTATCATGTTATGTTAGAACGAAAGATAGGAAAACCGCGTATTTATCCAGCTACGGATGATGGCCTGCCAGATGGAAACCCTGTTTATTTGACTAACGCTGAATGGGAGAATAAAAAATCGGATACAAGCCCCCAAACTATTGCCTGCCAGATGCTTCAAAATCCTTTAGCCGGTGAGGAACAAGAATTTAAGCCTGAATGGATACGAAGATATGAGGTGAGGCCAGAGACGCTTAATGTGGGTATTCTGGTCGATCCTGCGAGTTCCAAGAAAAAGGGTACATCTAATACGGCGATGGCCGTTATAGGAGTAGGGCATGGCCTGAATAAGTACCTATTGGATGGGTTTTGCCATAAGATGAATTTATCCGAGCGCTGGGTGAATTTGAAGAACCTGAGGACTAAATGGCTAAATCAGCCTGGGATACAGACTGTTAGTGTAGGATATGAAAAATATGGTATGCAGGCGGATATTGAGTATTTTCAGGAAATGATGGAGATAGAAGAGGAATCGTTCCCTATTCAGGAAGTGAGTTGGACACGAGATGATACTAATGCTAAGGATGATAGGATACGACGATTGATACCAGATCATCAAAATTGGCGATTCTTTTATCCTTGGGAAAGGGATTTAAATAAACCTAACGAGGTTGATACTGCCCGTATGCGTAAAGCTAATGAGCAGAAGAAAGGTTATTTGTGTGCTAAGTCTATTAAGCGAAGGAACCATGATGGCCATATTTATAATCTGGTAGATTGGTTTATTGCCAATGAATATATGTTTTTTCCCGCGACTACAAGTAAGGACTTCCTGGATGCCATGAGTCGAATATATGATCTGGATATAAGTGCACCTATTATATATGAGGAAGAAGATTTATTGCCGGATGTGGCGTTGTTTGGGACATAAAAGAAGGAGTTTAAAATGTTTTCATCACCTTGCGCTGAATGCGGGAAGCCATCAAAAGGATTTATTGAACTTGCAACTGGAAGGGTCGAAGTTAACGGTAAGGATATTGGGCAGTCTGTATCTTTATGTGATGACCATTGGCCGGAGCCAAGTAATGATGTTATGTCGCAACCAATGAATTGTAAAAACATAAAATTTCGCTGGCCAAAATCCCGAAAATGATAATGGGATTATTTAAAAAATATAACAAAAAATCCATCTGCACCTGCGGGTTTTGGATACTGTCAGATAAATGGTACAAAAGGTGCCTGCATTGTGGGAAAGTGTTGAAACATCAAAAAACTTGACATATTGAATGTATTATGGTAATAAATCAGAAACAGTTGGATAATATCTATAATTTAATGATTTCATGGATGCGTAATAAAAAAGTGGGCAGTATTCAGATAAATTTTATGAAGGGAGGTATAACGAACGTAAATATCAAGCGGTCTTTGAAGGCTGAGGATATAAAGGTTGAGGAAAATTAATAAAAAAACTTACCCAAAAAACTTGGAGGTTTTAAAATGGTAATGGATAAATACCAAGATGTATTGGCAGAAATAGCAAAAGAGGGTTTATCAAAGGTTCTTATACCATATATAAAAAGTGGGACATCTACTGAAAAACTTGATTTAGAGAAGATTAAGACATCCCTACAAATGGTTAAGGAATACCATAAATATCTTGGAACAAAAGGTGCACATGCAGCAACACTTTTAGTAGCAGCGAAGTTTTTAGCAGAAGATAGGGATGAATTAAAAGCAATGATAACTGAGAATTTTCCACTTTTATTAAAAAACGGGGTCCGCAATAATGACGCCGAAAAATGAAAAACATAGATATAGTGACAAAAGAACAACCGAAGGTAAAAGATTAAATAATATAATAAAAGGAATAGTAAAAGATTTAGGTGGGAGAAAACATACTGACCCTGCCCAAGAACTTCTATTGATAGGTATCAAAACAAAAATAGTTATTTTATTCCAGATAGAAAAATATATTGATACTACTTCTTTTGAAACATTAATAACTGAAAAGGGTGATTTAGTTCCTTGCTTATCGAAAGGTTACTTAGCTTATTCTGAAAGTTTGCGACGTGATATAGAAAGCCTTTTTTCTTACAAAAGACATCAAATTGAGGATATGCCTTTTATGAAAGACATTTTAAGAGTAATTAAATAAGACACACCCAGTATAAATGTCTGAGGTGTGTTATAAATAATTAAATAACTTAGGCTACTCAAACAATTTGAAGCCTCTATCCGAGGGAGTTTTCATCCTCCTTTATCCCTTGGACATGAGGCTTTTTTTATTGGAGCAATTATGGCAACAAGTGAGAAAAGCATACTAACCGAAGTTCTTGAATTAGATGACGAGCATTACGAGCCAGAGGACGTATATAAGTTCTCTAATGATCGGATTTTCAAGAGCACAGACATGACAGATAGCGGGGTTTATGATGGGAGTTAAAGATTGTGGACATAAGTTCAAAGAGGTTGAAGGCATAACTTGTGATAGCCCATTCGGGCATGAGGGCTTTCATAGCTACATCAAACATATTGAGGATAATAGATTTCGTTCTTATGAATGGGATGATAGTGGGAATAAAGTCCATTATCCTGAAGAACAATGTATTAGATTTCCGGTTAATTATGATCTCGGGCATGATGAACGCCAAAAAGCAATGGATATGGTTGTTGCTACAGCAAAATTAAATCTTCCTGTTGATGTCGTTTTTGAAATACGATCAAAATTAATTCCTCCTGAAAGTGGTTATGTATCGTATGATTTTAGAAGGAAAGAAATACATAGAGATGAATTAGCGAAAAAATGGGGAATTGCATGGTACTATATTCCTTATTCCGAAACATGGAAACATAAATTTTCAATAAAACAAGAGCCTTTATTCTGTAATGACGTTGATAAAGGACATCGTGATAAATTGGGGGGATACATCCTTTTAGCGAGGATGCTTAATAAAGTTGGCAGTTAGCGATTACCCGGCTCATAACTTTGATTTTAAACGATGGATAACGTCTGGCGAACCAACTAAAACGGAAAGCGATAGAGATTATCCGGACGGTTATCCTACTTTTAATGATTGTATGCCGGACCCGGATAACACAGATTATGAGATAGAAGAATGAACGATAAAACTAAAGAAACCATTACTGCTATTTTGGAAGGTTTATCTATGTGTTTAGATGACTTGTCTATGGGATATACTATCCCTGAAGAGGCTGAAAAACAGAAAAGCAAGATAGATGAACTATTGTCTGAATTGAAAGGTGAAAAAAAGAATGACTGATATTATATCAGTTCCATATCATGACATAGACCCAATTGATCTTACCCTTGCTAAGACTATATCTGATACCCTTGAGCAACATTATCCCGGTTGGGCATGGCAGGTTAATGTGAATTCCGAGGGAGGGATTGTGAATGTTATGAGTGGTGTGCTAAATGATGGAAGGTTAAGAAATTATGGGTATGTTATGCATATAAGTGATCTTAATAATTATAGAGCAGTTTGTAAGAAAGCCATTATGGTAGGTGGTGAATTGTTAGAAAGAGCTAATATGCCACGAAGAAGGTGGCAAGGCCAAGAACCTAATATTATGGATAATTCTTATGCCTAAAAAACCATTTGATCCTGAAGGTCAAGACTACGATTATGAATCCGCTAAAGCTGCTGGATTAGGTCCAGACAAGACAGGTCATTGGCCGAGCAGAGTGCCAAAAACTGGGTTATTACTTAAAGGCCGTAAACATAAAACATGGCGTAAAACCGAACAGGGTGAATATGCTGCTGGATATGAAATTTATAATCATGATGGACGTTACTACTCAAAGAAAAAAGATGTTCGCTAGGACATAAATATGCCTGAGGAAGACAAAGACAATATATGGTTGAAAAGGGCGAAGTTCGCATACGATCAGTCTACGACATTTGTTGATAATAATTATCGTAAACAGTGGGAAGACGGCGAAAGGCATTTTCAATCTAAACATGCTAGTGGATCAAAGTATTATAAGGCTGCATATAAATATAGATCACGTATCTTCCGATCTAAGACTCGGTCCGTTATCAGGAGTAATGAGGCCGCTGCCGCCGCCGCTTTCTTTGCCAATAAAGACGTTATTAACATGGAGGCCCAGAACTATGATGATGAATACCAAAGGGCTTCTGCCGACGTATTACAAGAACTCCTGAACTACCGCCTTACAAATACTATTCCTTGGTTTATGACGTGTATAGGTGGCTATCAGGACACTATGAAGGTGGGAGTGGTTTGTTCTTATCAGACCTGGGAATATAAGGAGAAGATCGAAACTGTATATGAGCCGATGATTGATTCTGCTACAGGGATACCTATTATTGATGCTGAAACAGGCAAACCAGCCATGACAGAAACTAAAATAAGTACCCCTATTGTAGATAAGCCGTCTATTACCCTTATGCCTGTTGAAAACATACGGTTTCATCCTGCAGCCGATTGGATTGATCCTATTAATTCAAGTCCATACCTAATCAGGCTTATCCCAATGTATATAATTGATATTAAAGCCCGGATGGAGGATGGAAATATAAAAACAGGGCAAGCCAAATGGAAGCCATTGACTAATGAAGAAATAAAAGCTGCCAGTAAAATACAGTACGATAGCACAAAACAGACAAGAGAAGGAAATCGGCAAGATGCCACTGAAGAGGAAAATACCCCCGATTTGGTCGAGTACGATGTTGCATGGCTACACGAGAATTTTATGTGCGAAGATGAAGAGGATTATGTTTATTACACCCTTGGTACTGAACATATACTTACTGACCCTGTACCTATTGAGGAAGTGTATTTCACTGGTGAAAGACCTGTTGTACTTGGATGTTGCATTATTGAGTCTCATAAAGTCTATCCGGTTGGATATTCCGGGCTAGGTAGAAACACCCAAGAAGAAATAAATGAAAACGCGAACCAACGGTTAGATAATGTTAAGTTGGTTATGAATAAAAGATGGTTTGTGAGAAGGGGTGCTCAGGTAGATGTAAAGACTATCACAAGGAACGTTCCTGGCTCTGTAACAATGGTCAATAGTAAAAGCGGAAAATTAACCGACGATGTATACGGCCATGAATTTCATGATGTTACCTCTTCAAGCTACCAAGAACAGGATAGATTAAGTTTAGATTTTGACGAGCTTGTCGGTATGTTTTCGCCTTCTTCAATACAGGCTAATCGTAAAATGAATGAGACTGTAGGCGGTATGTCTATGTTACGCGGGGCTTCTGGAGCCCTTGGTGAGTATTCAATTAGAACATTTGCCGAAACATGGGTGGAACCTACCATGAGGCAACTTGTAAAACTTGAACAAAAGTATGAAACCGATGAAGTCATTCTTGCACTTGCTGCAAGTAAAGCACGATTATTCCAAAGATACGGCATTGATAGGGTAACAGACGATCTTTTAAATCAAAATGTTACCGCTGATGTGAATGTCGGGATGGGTTCGACTGATCCACTTCAAAAATTGCAAAATTTTATATTTGCTATTAGGGCCGTTCTTGATATTTTAAGACAAAACCCGGATAGCTCCCCGTTAAATGTTGTAGAAGTAATAAAAGAGGTTTTCAGTTTTGTTGGGTATAAGAGTGGGGCCAGATTTTTGATACAGAAAATGGAAGAGCAAGATCCTGAAAAAATGCAGATGGGTCAGATAATACAGCAACTTCAAGCGATGTTACAACAAATGCAGCAAGAACTTAAAAGCAAGCAGGCTGACCAAGCGGTTAAACTCAAGACAACAGAAATGAAAGAGTATGGTCAGGATAGGCGTAAGGCCGCTGATATAGCTGCTGATATCAAAATGAAACATATGGATTTATTGAATCCAGTTGTGGGGGAAACAAGGCAATGAAAGTTTCAGAAGTTATCATAGCCTTAAGTGCGATATTAAACAAACATGGCGACCTTGAAGTTGGATGTGCTGAGGGTGAATATACTTATAATCATGAGATTGTAGATGAAATATCTGTAAATGAAAATAAGTTTTATAATATTCATGGAATACCGAAAGATACAAAGATAGTCATGCTACACCAATTTTGAGAAATAGGTTAAATGGATCAACAAACTTCAATATTATACGCTGAAGCAATGTTGGGTGCTGATGCTGATGACTTCTTTAAGACTGAAATAGGTCGCTATGTTTTGGAAAGGTCAAAAGAAGAGAGTAAGGAAGCAACTGAAGACCTAAAGGATATTGATTTTTCTAAATCCAATGAAATAGCTCAATTACAAATGAAAATCAAAATAGCAGAATCAGCCATAAAATGGCTTAACGAATTACTTATCAGTGGTAAACAAGCAATACAATTATTAGACGAAGGAGAATAGCGATGTTAGACCCTTTAAGTAGAAACACTTTTATTAAAGAGATGGCTATCAAAGTTGAGAAGCAAAGGGAAATGGAAGAAGCTAAATATGCGTTAAGGCCATTACTATTAAATCAACCTAATCAGTATGGCCTTCGTGCTATTTTTAGGTCAAAGATTAAATGTTTTGTTAGACGATTCAGAGAACGTATCAATATTGTATTGAGCCGAGTAGAACTCTGGTAGGAATTCTAAAAGAAGTATGTTTTGTAAATAACTAAGGAGAGTAAAATGGAAGAAAAATTTGAGGAACTTGATTCCCGTGGTTTCTATATTACCCAAAAAGAGCAAGGAAATGAAATAATATTTAACAAAAATATAGATCAGCAAGAAAAACAAAAGCATTTAACAAATCTTCTCCATGAAGCCAATATCCGATTACCAAAAGGAACAATATATGAAATAAGGGAAAAATCATATTCGCGTAAATACAAATCTGGGCATGGTGCAGCATGGTATTATAAACCAACACTTAAAAAAGAACCTTTGTTTTTAAACACATTAGGTGAAGGAATGGAGAATAAAGATGGTGGATATGTTCTTACAGGGAGGTTGAAAGCGGGAGAACCAGTGCCTTCCGAACTATTTTAAATAAACTTTAAGGATTAAGGAGAATAAGAAATGCCGAAGAAAAAAGATGCTACCCAAGAAAAGGGCGTATCGGATAAGGACAAAAACCTGAAACCCGATACACAGGAAAAAGAAATTAAAGAAGAACCCCTAACAGAAGAGGAAGTTAAGGTTAAGGAAGAAGCTGAGGCTAAGGAAAAGAAGGAGAAAGAAAGCACTCTTACAGACCGGAACCAGCAAATACAAGACATGGCTGACCGGGTAGATGAAGATTGGAAAAAAGAGGTCGGTATTACTGAGGAAGGAAAAACAGCTGAAGAAACGGAAGAAGAAGCTAAAGCCAAGGTAGAGAAAGAAGCCGAAGCTAAAGCTAAGGAAAAGAAAGAAGGGGAAACAGAAAGTGAATACCAAAAAAGGCAGGAAGACCTTCTGGAAACCCCAGAAGAATTGGAGCAAGAAAAGGCTGCTCTTGAAGCTAAGAAAAAAGAAGATACAGTTGAAATAACTGTTGATGGTGTTAAGAAAAAAGTACCTAAGTCTCAAGTGACTGATGCCGGTATTAGAGTACTGCAAAAGGAATCGGCAGCCGATGCCAGACTCGAAGAAGCTGTACAATTACTTAAAGAGGCTAAAGGTATAAAGGAAAAGAAAAAAGAAAAGAAAAAGCCTGATGAAGAGCTTGCTGATCTTGGTGTAGATAAAAAGAAAATATCCGAACTCCGGGAAGCCATTCAATATGGTGAGGAAGAAGACGCCGCAACTGCTATTGAAGAATTAATTCGATTAGGGCGCGGTGGTAAAGCTGAAATACCTGAAGGTTTAATGACTATTGAGCAATATGAGGAAAAGGAAAAGGAAAAAACAGAAAAACAAAACCAAGATAAAATCAATGAATTATTAGAGAAATTTCACCTTCCACCTAGTAAAGGCGGTTTTTCAGATGTAACGGACGACCCCTACCTTCGCGCTGCATGTATTGCAGAAATAGATGCTGAGTTAGAAAAGGGTACCCCAAATAATTGGGAACTCTACGAAACAGCAGGCAAGAAAGTGCGTACATGGTGGGGTAATACGATAAATGAAAATGCTCTGAAAGAAGCCGCTGAGCAGAAGGCGAAGGACGAACTCGCTGCGAAGCGAGATAAAAAGGCAAAAGCAGCAGGGGCTACCATAACGGGCGTCAATGCTAAAACGGAAACAACTAAAAAGGAGCCCAAAGAGGAAACCGTAAGCGATATTGTCGCTGAAATGCGGAAGAATCGTGGGCAGCCTGTATAGGAGACATAAATAATGAGTGGACAAGTATGGGTTACAAACAGTCTTGGAGGTTATATGTCTGCCAAGAACTTGTCCAAAAAGCTGCGTTTGGCAGTACAGCCTTTGATAAAATTCCGTGGTGTAAACTGCTGAAATGACGGCGGAATTAAAACTCTCTCTGATTGACTTGGATACCCAGACATGGGCGACAGGGGGCAAGGTATGAACTTAAAAGAATTTAAAAAATGTCCTATATGTAAAAAAGTTATCCGTGAGTGCGAAACAGATTTTTTAACACAGTATCATGATATATGTGTTGAATGTGGATGGCGGGGATGTTTTATAAGTCAATACCAGCCTGAACGACTGAGCGAGAGAGCATCTATAAAAGATGATGCGACAGTCTGAACCCTGATATAACGTAAGATAATATAAGTCAGGGAAGCTACCTTAACATGGCGTTCACCTTTATATAATGCTATCAAATAGTGACTATTGACGCATTAGGAAGGTCATAAAAGTAACAGATTGCAGTTATGCGATGTCAAAGACGCAACGCAGCAGGGCAAGAAAAAAGGTGATACATATCACTGGGATGTGTTCTCGGACGTTTCAACTCAAGGTACAACTCTAACTGAAACGAAAACCATGCCGGAAACCCCATTTGTGATTACACAGGGAACTTTAACTGTGGATGAATTTGGTGAGCTAATCGCCACCTTATTGTCTCACATAAAGGCAATAATGGAAAAACGGGTGAATTGCTGGAATATCCTGAGAGCTGTTTATACTACAACGTGATTAGAAATGATGAGCGTGAATGTTATAAAAAATAAGCAGATTGGACAATCAGCAGCCAAGCCATGAAGGGCATAGGTTTCATGGAAGGTTCAACGACTATGAAGGTGAGTCCCAACAATAATCCTTCGCACGAGTGCCCGTCTCTAACGAGAAGATATAGTCTGAGCTGCATGGAGACATGTAGAGCTATGGTTTAAACGGCCATAGGATAACAAAACTGAATAGTGTTCCGTTTACTCAGAAGCTCGATAATCTGAGTGAACTTCCGGTAACAACGATAATTAATAAGGTCATTAAAAACGACGCTAAAAAGGCGTTTGATATTGCAGCGGAAGCTCAGTTTTCTTATACCCCACTGCATATCTGTGAAGATGGCAGTTCAACTACTGCCGTAAATCTTATGACCGCTTCAACCAATACTGATACTGCAAGTGTGGCTCTTGGTAAAGGTCATGTCAAGGCTATCAGGGATATTATGGTAGAACGTAATATTCCGCCATATCAGTTAGATGATTATATTGCTATATCATGGCCGACTACATTCAGAACCTTTAAGAACGACCTTGAAAGCATTAAACAGTATACCCCTGCAGGATTTCACATGATACTGAATGGTGAGGCTGGTCGTTATGAAAATACAAGGTTCATTGAACAGACAAACATTGCAAAAGACGGAACTACATCCACGGATTGGTGTTACTTTATGGGTGATGATACCGTATGTGAGGCAATTGTTGTGCCGGAAGAGATAAGGGGAAAAATTCCGGGTGATTATGGAAGGTCTAAGGGGATAGCGTGGTACTACCTCGGAGGCTTTGGACTGGTACATACCGCACAACTACAGGCCCGCATCATTCGATGGGGCTCTAAAGCATAGAAAGGAGGTATTAGAAGATGGCGTATGATGATCCAAGATACGGTGTTATTCAGTCTTTGGCTATGGCAAAAGCGGCTGACGCGGCTATTGGTTCTGCTAATGCCGCCAGGTCAGTGCTTCAGCGCAAGACTTTCATGAAAAATGTCACGGTAAAGGACTTTAACATTGAAGTTCTGACCGGGGCTACTTGTACGGGAACTTCTCAGGTATCCACACAGATTTATCAATTAGCAATAGGTAAATCTCTTGGGGGTACGGGTAGTCTTGCTACTTTTGGAACAGCAGTGGTAGGAACCGCAGGGGCCGCTGATGGCACTGTAATTGATGGGAGTTTAACCGAGACAAACTTTGTTGCTGGGGATGATATTACATTCTCAGTCGAGGTTGGTACGGCTCTTGGTGACAATTCCCTTATCGCCAGGGCAAACGTCTCTTATGTTGAAAGATACGTATAGAGACTTATCCATGGGATGTTAATCTTTAACCTGGCTGGGGAGTAAAATCCCCGGCCAAATATCAATAAATATGAAGAGAGTTTTTATACATAGGGAAGGGGCATTTGGCGATCATGTCCATATGTCTAATGTGATACGAGCCTTTTATGAGGATGGTTGGGAAGTATCCATGCTCTATAATTTTAAAGGTGCTCAAATACATTCAAGTAATCCTATGATTGCACATCATTATTTTTATGAAGCCGGTGCAAAAGAACTTACTCGTGAGCATGTACAAGAACGTGCAGACTTAATTAAAAAAGCACAAGACGAGTTCGATAGGTATGTGTGTTTTCAGAATAGTATCGAACATGCCCTTATAGCTGGTGAAGATCAACCTGAATATTTCTGGCCATTGCACCTTCGCAGGGCGAAAAACGGTCATATCTGTTACTACGATTATTCTATGCAATGGGCTGGTCTAACGGATAAGAAATTTATGGGTAAGACTGGAGATGTGTTTTTTACAGAAGAAGAGAATGCCCATGTTTTGAAGTACCTCGACCAATTTAAGGATAATTTCATTGTTTTATGGGGAATACGTGGATCAATGTACCAGAAGGCCATATTCCCTATTGCGGAAGAAATATGCAATGAATTTATAAAAATGCACCCAGAGACGATTATAATTACCACTGGGGATAAGTTCTGCCAGGAATGGGAATGGGAACACCCGAAGGTTATCCATAAGTCGGGCAGATGGCCTTTCCGCCAAGCATTACATCTTTCTAAATATGTTGATCTTGTTGTAACCCCTGAAACAGGCTTAGGGATAGGTGCTGGCTCCTTTGATACGCCAAAAGTTATGCTTTTAACTGCCGCCAGCCTAACAAATGTTGTCGGAAATGACAGAAATGATTATTCTGTGCAATCTCCCGTCTGGTGCAGCCCATGTACCCGGGCTATTTACAACACAGATAATTGCAAATTAGGGCCTGAAAAACAATACCTTAAAGGGAAGGTTATAGATCAATGTGCGTATAATTACGGGGAGACAACCTTAACCCGTTTGCCAATATGTGTGGATTTTCCAAAAGAATTAGTCTTAGATCAGATGGAGAAGGCGTACAACGCAAAGCATATGAGGGCATGGGACCGCCCGGATGGATGGACAGAGGCTAATTGGAGAAAGGCTGCCAAAGATATAAGCAAAATCCCGCCTACTAGAATGAAAAGGAAACAGCCTAAGTCAGCAGTTAGTGATAATGACATTAAAGGTTTAATAACAGCGGCATGTTCTACTCCCCCCGGTGATATTGTTGAAATTGGGGTGTATAGGGGTGGATCTGCCTGGCATTTGGATAAAATGTGTCATGACCAGGGCCGTACATTACACTTATTCGATACGTTTGAGGGTATGCCTTTTCGCTCTATGTATGACCAAATACCTGTTGGTTACTTTAGCGATATCATTTATGAAGAGATAGTCGCCCTTTTCCCTGATGCAAAGTTCTATAAAGGTGTATTTCCTGACACCCTACCCAATGATTTACATAATATAGCTTTTGTCCATATTGATTGTGACCAATATTACAGTGTTAAATCCGTTATTAAAACAATGCCGGATAGAATGGTTAAAGGCGGTGTTATGTATTTTGACGATTACGAAAATTTAAGAGGGGCTAAAATAGCTATTGATGAGTGCCTAAAAGATTTCACTGTTTTTGGTGGTGGGCACAAAGTTATATGGCAGAAACCTTAAAATGATCAATCCAATAATAAACGGAAATGGCTTCAATCGAGTCGTAAAAGGAAAGTACGGGTATTTTCTTTATAACAAGAATGATGTTTTTGTAGGTAAAGCCATTGAGATGTATGGAGAATATTGCGAAGGCGAAGTTAATTTGTTTCGGGAGTTATGCGAACCCGGATTTCATGCTATGGACTTAGGCGCAAATATGGGAGCTTTGACATTACCTCTATTACGGATAGTTGGAAAGCATGGCTTTGTGTATGCCTTTGAACCACAACAAGCCATTTTTCAAGTTTTGTGTGCGAATATGGCTCTAAACAGCATGGAGAATGTTCAATGTTTTCCCTTTGCTGTTTCCGATGTGGATAGCTATGGACAACTCCCATATTATAATTACAATATGACTGCTAATTACGGAGCCCCACAGATTGATGAGACGATGGACAATGCCTATCAAGTTAAGCTGGTGTCTCTTGACGATCAGTTTTACAATATAAAACGTCTTGATTTCATAAAGATGGATATTGAAGGTATGGAGGCAAAGGCCCTACACGGAGCTACTACGCTGATTGATAAATTCCGGCCTATTATGTACGTGGAAAACGATAAAAAGGGGAAAACAAAGGAGCTTATCGAGTTGCTTCAGTCTTTTGGATATTTGTTGTATTGGCATATGCCAAAACTTTATAATCCGCAAAATTATGCAGGTGAATCTGAGAATATCTATAGGAATACAGTAACATTTAACATGATATGTATTCCACAAGAAGCGGGGATAAACATAGATGGCCCGCCTGTGATAACAGACAGTGATTATCATCCGCTGTTTAGCAATATAAGTTGAGGTCTTACCTAATGGGTAATATAAAAAAAGTATTAGCGATGAAGGATATTGCCTCTCGGCAGATATCCTCGACAACAGTATGGGCTGATTTGTGCGAAAATATTCATCTGCATATTCGAAATATCAGGTTTGACTTTTCGGAACTTGAATGGGCACATTTCCGGGCAGCCATCAATTCTTTGGGTATAATTGTTGAAAAAATAGCTGTAGAAAAGAAGTATAAAGAGGGTGATCCTAATTATTTGATTCAAGCGAGGTATGATGTACCTATCAACGCAAATACAACTTATTACCCGGATAGAGTTTTAATAGAACTTAATAGGGATAATACTGTTCATTTTCACTACAGGGATCTTCGTTTGCATTTTGCCCTTGAAGAATTTGATAAAATTGCTGATTTATTCATTGAGGCTAAAGATAAATTTAGTAAATTAAAAGAGTTTCCATACAAAGAGGCTGTGCAAGCATGGATAGACATAGGCTTAATTCAGCCTTACGATGCAGGACACAGGGCACTGTCTACAGATCAAGAACATAAGGATGGTATTGAGTATGTAAAGGGACTTATTCAAGAAGGTAAGCATATCAGACCAATACTTGTCAATACCGAAGGTCAAAGGCTTGATGGATTTAAACGGTATATGGCTGCAAAAGAATTAGGGCATAAGGAAATTGAGTGTATTATAGATCCATTTGGAGTAATGGGTGGTCAGCATAATCAAAATTTATTAGCAGATAAGGAGTAATAAAATGTTTAAGAAAATAATCTTAGGTTTATGTGTGTTTTGTTTTATTGCTATTCCAGCTTGGGCAGCAAACAATATTGAAGTATCAGGGCATACAATAGAGATATCATCAATTGATTCTGCATGGGTATCTTCTACTGATACTAAACTTTCAGCAAATCAACGGCTTTATGGATTATATATTCATTCTATTTATTTTAAGCCTGCTGCAACTGATGATGAATGTACTGTTTATATAGGTAGTTCGACAGCTGGGATTTTGTCATTTTCGTTTTTATGTGCCGATAAATATGATGAGCGTATTAAGTATTTTCCGCCAAATGTTAGGAACCATATTTATATAGCCGATACAGACCCTACAGCTGGTAGTATAATTGTAATAGACCTTTGGAAATATGAATAATGAAAATTATGCTTGGATAGAGATGGCAAAATAATTATAAGCAGAAAACTATTAATGGAGGTTTATAAAAATGAAAATAGATAAAAGTAAGGCAGGTCAAATTTATGGAACCCCTGGGGTGATGTGGAAAGTAGATGGTGTACGATACAATGCTCGTTGGGAAGAAATGGAGTTTGTTTCTGTGGGCGAAAATGAAGGTGATTCTGATATTTATCGGCTGAAAAAAAAGGTAGACCAATTACCTATTATTGTGCCAGAGAAAGTTGAAGAGGTTGTGGAGAGTGAAATAAATAATGTTGACCAGACTGAAACAGGTAAGGAATATGGCCAAGGTGTTTTGGAAGCAATGGAATGCGATTGGAGTATGAAAAAATCTGATATTAAAAAATCCCTTATCACACTAGGAGTAGCTTTTGAGGAACACAGCCGTAAGAGCGTATTATACGCCCTACTGAAGAATGCTTTAGACAGGTAAAAGAAATGACGTGGAAGCGTGATAACCAACAATCTCATGAATACTTAAAAATCAAGTATGAACTTGTGCCTTATACTAGGGGTAAGGTTCTTGATCTGGGGTGTGGTCCGTTCAGGCCATTCCCTCATTTTATTGGTATAGATAATCTTGAGGAATTTACTAAAGGTGCAAAGTGGAGACCCGATATTACAGGAGATTGTCGTGATTTATCCATATTTGCAAGCAAATCAATAGATGCTGTGTTTTCAAGCCACTTGCTTGAACATTTAGACAACCCAGAGAAGGTGCTCAGGGAATGGTGGAGGGTTATAAAAATAGGAGGCTATCTTGCCCTTTATCTTCCGCATAAGCAATTCTATCCTAATATTGGTGAGCCTGGCGGTAACGATCAGCATAAACATGATTTTATGCCTGATGATATTATCAATTATATGTCTAATATCAGTAACAAATGGGACTTAGTGGAGAATGAGGATAGAAACCAAGACGATGAATATTCATTCTTTCAGGTGTATCGGAAGAAATCAAAGGGCCCTACTGAATTTAGCCATAAAACCCCAAAGCCCGAAAAGATCTGTGCTGTTGTCCGTTATGGTGGAGTTGGGGATATGCTTCAATCTTCAAGTATTTTCCCTTTATTAAAAGAGCAGGGCTACCATCTAACCCTTTATACAAGCGTTAATGGTCATCATATTATTAAGGAAGATCCATATGTTGATAAGTTTATTATCCAGGATACAGACCAGGTCCCAAACCATGAATTAGGGGCATTTTTTGATGTTATCCGCAAGAAATATAATAAATTTATCAATCTATGTGAATCCGTAGAAGGAACCTTCTTGGCTATGCAAGATAGGATTGCCTATCAATGGCCTCAAAGTGTACGGCATGAAATGTTAAATAAGAATTATATTGAGTTTACTCATGATTTAGCACAAGTGCCATTTAAGCCACATATTGAATTTTATCCTACTGTTAATGAAATAAAGTGGGCGCAAAAACAAAGAAAAAAGTTAAATGGTAGGATTATTCTCTGGGCAATGACTGGAAGTTCAGTACATAAAGTATGGCCATATGTAGATAAAATCATAGCAAGAATTATACTTACTTATCCTGATTGTAAAGTTGTTCTTGTAGGTGATGAAATATCAAAACTGGCTGAAACAGGTTGGGAAAATGAAACTCGTGTTATAAAAACCTGTGGTAGATGGTCTATTAGGCAGACACTTACTTTTGCTATGTATGTTGACCTTGCAATAGGCCCTGAAACTGGAATTTTAAATTCAGTGAGCATGTATGAAATACCAAAGATAATTTGTTTGTCTCATTCATCTAAAGAGAATCTTACGCGAGATTGGGTAAATGTAATTACATTGATCCCTAAAAATTGTCCATGCTTTCCATGTCATCAAATTCAGAAAGGTTTTGATCCTTGTGTCAGGGATGAGGAAACTGGTGTAGCTTTATGTCAAGCTAAGATATCCGCAGAGCAAATGTGGGATGCGATTAATCTATGGTTAAAAGAAGATAAACAGGAGGCTGCTTAAATGGCAAGTTCTGGAAGTACAGATTTTTCTGTAAACTGTCTTGAACTTATTAAGGCAGCAATGAGGCAGATTGGAGTAATAGCTGTAGGTCAAACCCCTACAAACTCTGAAATAATAGATGCTCGTGAAGCCCTTAATATGCTTATCAAGCAATGGATGGGCCTAACCCACACCCTGAAGATGTGGCTCAGGAAAGAACTGACAATTACGCTGGTTGATGCAACCGCCGAATATACCTTGAAAATCAGGCGGTTGGCATTTACAAGCGGTGGGGCTACAGCAATATCTGTGGGTGATACTATCACTGGAGCCACTGGAGGGGCAATGGCAAAGGTGTGTTGTGTTACCTTGTCTTCCGGCACATGGGCGGGAAGTGATGCTGTAGGTGAGTTCTTGATTTACAACCAGGTTGGTGATTTTGAAGCTGAAGAGTTAAACACCAATCTTGCCACTATATCGGCAAACAGTGAACAGTATGGGCCCTTTACGGAAATAGTTGAGGGGGTGTTAAGAAACTCAGACGATCAAGATACTCCCATGCGACCTATGACTGAGGCCGAATATATGGCTATTGGTGGGAAACAATCAGAGGGCACACCACAAAAATACTTTATGATAAAGGGTATTGATAAGGTCGTAGTGAAATTTGATATGACTCCAAGCGATACTACAGATACAGTGGTTTTAGTTGTAAGGCGGCCAATAGAGGATTTTGATGCAAATACAGACGATATTGATATGCCCAGAGAATGGTATAGGGCATTAAAATATAATCTTGCTATTGAGATTGCCCCTGAATTTGAAGCGAATGTTAGCCAAGTTCTTATGGCGCTTGCTGGTGATTCGATGGATAAGGCGCTTAGTTTTGAACCTGAAGATACGGTTATGTATTTTCAGCCGGGTAAGGATTAGTAAATGAAACTATGCTGTCCTGAATGTTTCCCGATTTGCGATTTTTGTGTCCATTACCGGTTTAATCCAGGGTTTAAAGGACGGTATGAAGATAATGGTTGCTGTATGTTGCATTATTTACCAGAAGATCCAGATGGAGAATGTGAATATTTTGAATGTGGTATGGATAAGGATAATTAAGTGAAAACATTAATTGTATATATATTATCTCCCGCTTTTTATTTTATTGGTCATGTTTGTTGTGTGATATGTCATCGTTTTGATTCTTATATTTTAGCTTGTGGATATCAAAAGTTCATGTGTTGGTCTTCTGATTTAGAGGAATGGTGTGAAAAAGAGATCGTATGGAAACGAGTTAAGACTGATTAAATGGAAACACCGCTTGATATTGCGGAATAAAAGAAAGGAAAAGTGATATGGAAGAGAGAGAACAATTTATCAAATGGCTAAAAGAAATTTGTCGATGGGATAGGAATGATTGGTTTATTAAATATATTGGAGAAGAAAGTAGCCCAGGCGGTAAATGGAATGCTACAGTTGCGTTTTTCACCCATAACTATAAATACACTATTAGGGTTAAAATAAGGCCAGATCGTACTTATCTGGGTTGTGGTGTTGAGTCTCGCATACCAAGAGCTGGTGAAACTTGGACCCGAGGAAATGACTTATCGGATGGAATATTTACTCGTAAAACATGGGAAAATATTAAAAATGATATAATTGCATATGAGTTGGTTAAAGTAGCGAAACCTGTTCAAAAAGCAATTGTAACAGAATCACCTAAAACTTTAGTTAAATAATTTTAAACCGCAATATCAAGTATAAATAAATGCAAATATCTAAAATACAGAAATATTTATTTATTCCTTTATTTACTTTCTTTTGGTCTAAAAGATTATGGTATGATCATATGTATTGCCCTGGTAATTGGCGTAAGGTAAAAGTAATTAAAGTTAAAGGATGGAGAACTGCCCTTGTTGATCAAATGTGTGAACGAATGACAATTACTTTTCTTTTTAAATGGGAAGCAGAATGGAAATACCTATCATAGGAAAACCGGAATTAGGGCCATACCCTATTAATATGTTCTACAGCCAGGCCGCTCATAAAGAGTTGAACTTGCCGGGGCTTATGGGAACGCCAGGATTGAAGGATTATCTTGATCCATCTCATGCCTTTGAGGTTAGAGGGCTTAAAGTGATGGGTAGTAATCTATACACTGTCATTGGAGATAGGGTCTATGCGATTAATAATACGCCTACAGCAACTTTATTATCTGGAACTTTAACTGGCACTACAGGGCCTGTCTGCATGGAACAGGATGGAACCTACTTGATGATAGTTGAGCCTGAGGTTGAAGGCTATTTATACACTGTAGCTAGTGGAATTATTACCGCCATTGCTGATCCTCAATTTCCAACCCCTTCATTTCTGACTTGGCAGGACGGGTATATGATTCCAACTGAAACAGATACCGGAAGATTCTGGATCCCAACGGTTTATCTACCTACTGATTGGAATGGAACATATTATGCCACGGCAGAGGCAACACCGGATAATGTGTTATCAATTTTGTCAGCCAATAAAGAATTGCTTATATTCGGATCTGAATCTATTCAGTTTTACTATAATTCAGGTAATGCTGCTTTTCCGATTGAGGTTATTCAGGGTACTACTATCCAAGAGGGTATAAGTGCGGCTCATAGTGTGGCTAAGGGTGACAATACTGTTTTTTATCTAGGCATGCATGGTAAAGTAATGCGTATCACGGGCCATGCAGCTAACCCTATTTCAAGCGATATAATTGCAGAAGAAATCAATAACTTATCTACCTTTTCTGATGCCATAGGTTTCTACTATGCTCAAAAGGGTCATGGATTTTATGTGCTTACATTTCCTATAGGCGATAAAACTTATGTTTTTGATGTTAGCACAGGTTTTCCCCACAAAAGGCGAAGCTATCCGGTTCACCCGGATGGTACAGAAGGGCGCTGGCGAGCGTCTTGTCATGCGCTTTTTAATGGAAAGCATATTGTAGGTGATTGGCAAAACGGGAAATTATATGAACTGGATTTTGATACTTACACGGATAATAGTCAAACTATCAGGCGGTATTTTGATTTTCCGGCTATCGGAAACGGTAAAGACAGGATACGCCATAATAAGTTGAAGTTGGATTATAAGACAGGAGTTGGTTTGTCATATAATCCTGGCCCAAATTTATTAAAAGATCCAAGTTTTGAAATATCTGAATTGCCGGATTGGACTATTGGTAATTCAGCCGACGTTGATAGACATACTGACCCTAACTCTGGAACATATTGTCTTGAGATTAATGAAAATGGTGTGGCAGATCCTTATGTTTATCAATCAGTAGATGTTGATGAAGGAGAACAATATGAAGCAAGCGTTTATGTTAAGCAAGGGACTGCAGTAGTATGGAAAATGCATATTTGGGATGAACAGAATAGTCAATACTTAGCAACTGAATTAGGGAACGCTACAGGTTCATATGTGCAACAAAGCGCTCCTTTATCTATTCCAGTTAATTGTACTAGTATTAGGGTTATTTTACAGCATGAGGCAGCCTTATCTGCTGGAACAACTGTATTGTTTGATGATGTTGTTTTTAGGAAGACATCGGTTCCACCTCAAGCAATGCTTCAATGGTCTGATGATGGCGGAAAGACTTGGAGTAATGAACTATGGACTGATTTAGGTAAAATAGGGGAATATGATAAAGAGGTTAATTTCAGGCGGTTAGGCGCTCCAAAAAGGCGAATATATAGAAATACTATATCTAACCCCGTGGAAGTAGTCATCACGGGAGCGAAACTTACTTAAACTATGTTGATAGCAAGGTGTAAATATTGCGGATCTATCTGGGTTTGTTGGAATTGGATTCATTCTTTTGGGGGAGATAGGGATGCTTATGAGAAAGCAAATCCTCATATAGATCCTAAAGAGTTAAAGGATTGGGGCCATGAATGTTGGCGTTGTGATGGTTGCCAAGAAACACATAAGAAAGTAAAAAATGGTGTCCCTTATTGGTTATTGAATTTACTTTGGAGGTGGATTTAAATGAAAAAATTCTTACTTGCAATAATTCTTGTGGTGATATCGCCTTTGATTGCTTGGGGCGCAGGGGCTTTTATCGGAAATGCCAAATTCCAGGCATTCGATTCTAATGGTGATCCTCTATCTGGGGGTAAAGTATATACTTATAATTGTGGATCAGCTTCACCAAAGACAACCTACAGTGATAGAGCTTTGGGGAGTGCAAATGCTAATCCTGTTGTTTTGGACTCTCGGGGTGAGTGCGATATTTATACTACAGGATGTATTAAGATTATTCTTAAAACCTCGGCTGATGTTACTATTTGGACGGTTGATAATTTCGGGGGTGTAGGTGAATCCTTTATACAAGACGCCGATGGCGATACAAAGGTAGATGTTGAAGAAAGCACAGATGAGGATATTGTAAGAATTGTTTGTGGGGGAACAGAACAAATCATTTTCCAGGATGGTTCAATGGTCCCGACAACAAATGACGATATCATAATAGGCTCAGAAGCCAAAAAAATCAAGGAAGTTAAAACCCTTAAAGTATCCGGTGATGCCTTTCCTGGATTTCTCATCCGACCTAAATTCACATATGTTGAATCTCTTGACTACACTTCAGGTGGGCCTCATGAATTAGTTGTAGGTGATACAGTCGAGGGAGAAACTGGTGGGGGCACTGGCTATATAGCCCATATCACATTAACAAGCGGCACATGGTCTGGTGAAGACGCTGCCGGTGTAATTTACCTTCATACCCGCAATGCGACTGCTTTTCAGTCTGAAACCTTAAAAGACAACGGTAATTTGAATTGTGCTTCTATTGCGGCAGCATCTAAAAAAGATTCTATCCTTATGTCACCTTTTGTTTATCACCATAATGGAACCACAGAACAATTGCTCTATTCGGATTCCAATATCCCTTTTGAGTTCGCTAATTTAGGAACAAGTGACTGGTCTTACTTGTATTTTGATGATTCAGCTATTGTCACGGCGGCCACGAATTTAATTAGTGCGACTGAACTCATTGATGCAGTCACAGAACCTTCACCTTCGGAGGCAAAGCATGGGGAATATAACGGAGAGGATAAGTGCTTTTTTGCTGTATTAACAGATGGTGCGGATAATATTCTTGAGTTTTTCCATGATGGGTTAGATTATGTCGGATATGCCGATGAAATTGCTGAAAGCACAAATGTTGACCCAGATACAACTTGGACAGATGAGACTTTAATTTTGCCTTCATTTTGTATTTCTGCAATAGTCGTATTTTATCATGACTTTGGAGATCAGTCTACATGGCTAAGATATAGAACAAACGGCCAAACAGGGACAACTGGTCGTAGAATAGTAGGAGCTAATGCGACAACAGATCCTACATCAGCTATTGTAAAGGTAATTACCGATACATCTCAAAAAATAGAAATAAAGATGGATGATGCAGGAACCAATACTTGTGATATGTGGACACAAGGATGGTTTTTTCCAAATGGTATGTAAATGGCTAAACGTTCACCATTAAATAGTAGATCAAAATTATTCGAGACTTTGTTTGATGCTCAAGGCAGACCTATTGTTCAAGGGTCATTATCCAGTGAGTTTCTATTATTTGTAAATCAATTTTTGACACAGGCTGAAACACAAGCTGATGTAGCAGCTTCAGAATCGCATACAATAGCAGATACGGGGGAAACTGTTGATAGGTCTGATATTGAAGATAAATTAGATGCTTTAGGGATAGAAATAAATAAGGTTAATGATTTAATTGATAAACTCCAAGTGGCAAAACAGATGGAATAATGGATGACCTAAAAGTAAAGGAAATATTTTCGAGTATAACAAGTAAGTATCCTTCACTGTATGATCTTGAAAAAGAATTAGCTAAGTTACCGGGAGCAACAACAGATGAAGGAGATGTTGGACATATATTTTCAGGGGGTGTGTATATAAGACAGCTTACAATGCCTAAAGACACTTTAGCTGTAGGGAAGAGACACAGGTTTGCGACGTGCAATATGTTAATGAAAGGTGAAGTATCTGTGTATATGGGCGAGGACATGCCAGTACAGAGAATAAAAGCACCTTTTCATTTTACATCCCCACCCATGACAAAAAAGATGTGTTACTTTCATGAAGATAGTATTTTTATGAATCTACATCCTACGGAAGAAACTGATTTAGAAAAGATTGAAAATCATTTTATAATCCCGGAAGAAGAATACTTACTACTTTCTTCTGGCGATATTACTAAAATTGAAGAAGGAGAAATAAAATGAGTTGGATAGCAGTAGCAATAGGTGGATCAACATTAATTGGGGCTTATATAGGTTCAAAAGCAGCCAAGAAAGCAGCTAAAGCTCAAGTTAAAGGGGCTGGTCAAGCAACTCAGGCCCAACTTGAAATGTATTATCAGTCTCGTGAGGATTTAGCGCCATGGCGTGAAGGTGGGGAATGGGCTTTAGGTGAATTGCGTGCTCTGATAGAAGCAGGCCCAGGTGAATATACTGAAAGTCCCGGATATCAATTTCGGCTTGGTGAAGGTATAAAGGCTCGTGAGCGCGGGGCCGCTGCCAAGGGTAATGTGCTATCCGGTGCTCAAACAAGAGATTTAACTAAGTTCGGTCAGGATTATGCTACTCAGGATTACGATAATTGGTTAAGACAGTGGTATCAAAGCCTGACACCGTATCAGTCAATGGCTGGTCAAGGCCAAACTACAGCAGTTCAAACGGCTCAAATGGGACAGCAAACTGGATATGGTGTAGCTCAGAATTATCTTGCAGCCGGTCGAGCCAGAGCAAGTGGTTATATTGATCAGGCCAATGTTATGAGTGGAGCCATAGGTAGCGGTGTAGAAAATTACTTGCTTTATGATTATTTAAAAAGGAATTAGGGAGGAATCAAATGGACGGTGTACCAACATTAAATATTCAATATCCTAATCTCGGTAATGTACTTGCTAAGGGCGCGACTATAAAGGGCCAGGAAGCCCGTAATGTGCTTACTCAAATGCAGATAGAAGGCTATCCCGAAGAGCGTAATTGGCTTAGGGAAAAGAGGGGTTATGTCAGGGAAGATAGAGCTATTGCAGCGGAAGAGAGAGAGCGAACGGCGGGTATTGCAACAGCAAAGGAAAAACGGGAAGCAGCAAAGCATGTGCAGGAGCTGGAAATAGGAGAACTTAAAAAGGAACAGATGGTCATGAAACAAATAAGGGACTGGCTTGCACAGATAGAAAATGTTGCTGATTATGCAAAGTTTGTAGAAGGAATAATTAGAAGGGGGGGCAGTCCTCCCGGAAAATTTAGAGATCCGTCTACTTTCCTTAATCCTGATGGTACACCTAATGAAGAGATGTTTGACCAATATCAAAAGAATATGATTTTATCGGCGGACGACCATGTTGCAATAATTCTAGAGGAAATGAAAAAGAAAGAAGCTAAACCAACATATGACCATCAAACAATCTACGGACCTAAAGGTCAGACTAAAAGGGTGGCGATTAAAAAAGGGGATACTTATATACCGCCTGATGGTTGGAGTTTGACTAAGCCAGGTATAGAAGGTACGAAAAAGGAATATACCATCGCACAACGAATAGATGACGCAAGAGGATATTACAATTTTAAGAAAGGAACTTTGCTTGGCGATTTTGGGACTGTTAAAGAAGGAAAAGAAAAAGAATATGATAAGTTGTCAGAAAAATTAGCGGCGGACATAAGGGCTATAAAGGCCGGTAAAGAACCTTCTTATCTTAAAGAAAAAGAAATAACCTCGAAGTCTTGGAGAGATTATCAATAATGCAAGAGATGTTTCAAGAATGGCAGAATGACGCCGAATTTCAAGCCTTGCCCCCTTCGGAAAAGGAAAAGGTGTATCTGAACTATTTTGACCAAGAATTGGCCGATGATGAATTTCTTGCATTAGGAAATAGTGAACAGAAAAGAATACAATCTAACTTTCTTAAATCTCTTGGAATTGAGATTGTATCTTCTAGAGAACCTATGACTATTGGGCTTACTCCTTTAGGGATATTAGACGATAAAGCATTATTTCCTGATAAAGAACCAGAAGAAACAATATCTGATACATCAATAAAAGATGCTACTGTTTATGCTGGTAAACAAATAGTAGGTGCTGGTGAAGCTGCTCTATCTTTAGCAAGTGGTATGGCTCTTTATGTGCCGTCAAAGATTGCTGGATCTATTGGTGCAGCATTAGGTCAAGACCCTCGATTAGTAGAGGAATGGTTTCAGACAGAATTTTTACCGGTTTACGAACCTTATACGGAGGCAGGCCAACAGGCAGTTATTCCTATTCAGAAATTATTTGAATGGGGTTTATTTCCTGCTAAAAAGATCGGTGAAATAGTCGAGGAAAAGACTGGTTCACGGGATGCTGGTTACACTGCTGAAACGGCAGCTGAATTTGCTACATTTGGTATAGTTGGTAGGGCGGTTAGAGCTGCTAAACCTAAAGCGAAGCCACCTAAAGTTGTTGAAAAAGTAAAAGGCAAAGAAAAATTACCACCTAAAGAAGAGTTACTGAAAGAAGTTGAGGAAAAGATTAAACAAGATAGGATGGATAAACTTTTTGAAGAAGAAATAAAACCTATTGAGAAACCCATTATAAAAGAAAAAGTAAAGCCTGTACCAAAGGCTGAGATGAAACCAAGAGTTAAAAAGAAACCCCCTGCCGCACTCGATACTATTAAGGAAAAGCCTATACTAAAGGATAAAGGACTACCCGAGGAAAAGATCGGTGTGGTGGGGGAAGTTGAAATAGGTGATGTTATTACCGATGGATTAATAAAAGGAGAAGTTCTTAGTACCGAAGGTACAATCAAATTTGGCAGAAAAGATTTACCTGCTTTTAAAGTAAAAATTCTTACAGGACATGAGAAAGGCAAAACATCTTTAATAATCAAAGAGCAAATAGAGGGAGTTGAGAAACCCACCCCCAAGCCAGTAAAGGTAAAAGAGCCTGAATTATTATATCATGGTGCTAATGAGGCTGGAGCAAAGATTATTAAGAAACAAGGATATTTAGGTGGTCATACTGACCGTGTATTCTTAACCCCATCCAAGCAATTAGCGGAAGGATATGCTAAGTCTGAAGGTAAAGGGGGAAAGGTTTTTGCAATTAAAAAGTCTGATTTGCCCGCTGAATTATTGAGAGAAGAAGGTGGCCCTCTTTCTATTCCACAAAAACAACTTCAGGATTTACGTATACCAATTTATAAACCTAAACCCACCCCCAAGCCAGTGAAGTTGAAGGCTAAAGAGCCTGTAAAACCCAAGAAAGTTGAGCCACGTGTGGCTGAGGAAGTCAAGGAAGCCGTTAAAGTAAAGCCGGAAGAGGTTACAACCGAATTTGGTGGCTTACAACACATATACGAAGCAATATTTCCCCCTAAGTCAAAGAAAGCCCCTGTCCCTGTAAAAGTTCCTAAAGAAATTAAACAGCCGGAACAAAAACGGGCATATAAACTTTGGAAGGAGTTCTGGACACCTTTTAGTACAGTTCCTAAAGGCAAAGAAGCCCTCTTTGCAAGATCTAAGGCTATGGGTGATTTGGCGCGAGTAGAACGATTTATTGATAGATTATTCAAACGGTTTGATAAATTTCCTGATGATGTCAAAATGGATGGCTTTAAATATCTTGATGGTCAAATTCCTAAAGAGGTATTACCGACAGACAGTATAAGAATAATAGAAAGCATTAGGCAACGCACTAAAACTATTGGCCGAATGCTTGTCAAACGAAATATTATCACACAAGAACAGTTTAATAAGCTCAAAGGAAAGTATATTCATTATATGTATGCAAAGCATGTACTTGGAGATGATGTTATTGTTAATGTTATGCCAACTGGAAAGTTAAACTTGTCTTACGCAAAACCACGTAAAAAATTAAGTGCTACAGACAAGAAAGTTTTAGGCCAGATTGAAGATATGGCTGTAGCTGTTCCTGTTGGTATGGGTAAAGCCTTAACAGACATTATGAAGTATGACTACTTGGATATTTTATCAAAAAAAGAGCTTGGTCTAGTATGGGAACCGTCAATTGTAAAAGTACCTATTGGTAAAGATGGTAAACCTGTTGAAATGAGTATTGGGAAGCTCGTTGATGAGGTTAAGGTTTATAAAAAAATGGTTCAGGAAATGCCATCCTCGGAAATCAAAGCCCGATATGAAACATTAAGAACAGCATTAGATAAAGCCGAAGCAGAAATGGGTGAAATACCAAAGGATTTTGCACAGTTACCAAATATAAAAACTTGGGGGCCATTAGCTGGTGCATATATAAGAAAACCTATCTTTGATGATATTGTTCCTCTTATGAAGAACTGGCAGAATAGAGGTGCATTATTTGAGCAGTTTGTCAAAATAGAACAGCAAGGCATGGCACTATTTAAAATGGGTAAAGTGGCCCTCAACCTACCTACTGCCGCGAGAAATGCTGTCACTGCTTTAATTATCCAAAATAATATGAGGGGTAGAGCATTAGGTAAAATACCCGGAGACATTGTAAATGCTTGTAGATCAGTATTGGCAAAAGATAAATATCATGAAGAAGCATTTAGACATGGACTTTTTAAACATAACTGGTCAGTTACAGAAATTAATGAAATATTGAATACGTTTGCCACGACTAAACCTGGCGGGGTGTATGCAAACATTTTAGGAAACGTTAAGGAGCTTTCTAAATATTATGGCAAAATTGATGATTTAGGAAAACATAGCATTTATGTTCAGATGCGAAAAGCGGGTAATCCTGTAGACGTTTCTATTCTTGACGCTGCTAAGTGGGGTATGGATTATAGTCTTGCATCTCGCTCTGTGAAGCATTTAAGGCAACACATGGTACCTTTCATATCATACCAATATAAAATTGCACCACTTATCGCCGAGAGCCTTGCGAAGCGCCCCTGGGTAATTGGGAAGTTTGCTGTTGGCATCCCAACCCTTGCTGTTGCGGCAACTATGGCTATGCACGATTTAACAGATAAAGACTGGAAAAAACTACTAAAGCAGCTTCCATCGTATATAAAGAAAAGCGGATCTTATGTGATTATGCCCTGGAAATCACCAGAGGGAATGTGGCAATGGGTGAATCTTGAATATTTTTTCCCTTGGGGGAATCAACTTGGTATATTAAGAGATTTAAAGGAAGGGGATATTGGTCCTGCTATTAAACAATTAGGTATTTCTAATCCTTACCTCAGTACTCTTCAAATGGTCACAAGCGTTTTTGGAGACTCCCCCCCTAAACATCCATATTTTGGAAGTGATATTTATAATCGTCTTGATCCTGCATATGTTAAAGCAGGTAAAATGGTGGAGGCCATAGCATTTACATGGGCGCCTTCGATGTTAAGCCGGAAAGGGGCATTAGGATATAGTTATAGTGCTGCTTTTCAAGGTGAAGATAAATGGGGCCGAAAAGTTACACCTGCACAAGCAATAGCTCGTTGGTTTGGAATTAATATTGTTACTATAAGCCCGAAACAGACAAAAGTTATAAAGAGAGCCAAGATAAAACAATTAAGAACTGATCTTTATAGGATTATGACAGATCCACGGAAAGGCAAATCAGAAAAAAAGAGGGCTAGGGCAACTTATAGAGAAAAGAAAAAGCTTATTGAAAAAAATTTAGATTAAGGACGTAAATTAGTGAAACTAATCCTAATACTTATAGCTATTCTATTACTCCTATGCTCTCAGGCGTGGGCGACTCCTTACTTTGTTCGCGATGATGGTAATGATGGTAATGACGGCACAACTGACGCTCAGGCTTGGTTGACCCTTAGTTATGCTTCTGCTCAAATGGGTTCAAAAAGTGCAGGAGACGATCTATACCTTAAATGCGATGATGTGTGGGCAAGTCAGAAAATTACAATTGATTGGGATGGAGTTGATTCTAATAATCCGTCTGTGATTGGGGCTTATTACGGAAACGGTACAATCGGTGTAAGTGGTAATAAGCCTATAATTGGTGGAAGTAGTCATACGTATCCAGGTCAATATGAGGCTCTTATATATGGAGAAGGGATAGACTATGTGACTATTAAAAATATCAGACTGGCAAACTCTTATTCTAACGGTATCTATCTAACAGGCCATGCAACACGAGGACATTCGACTAATCTTATTGTGGAAGATTGCTGGACATACCATAACGGTAAAAATGGTATTTTCATGGGTACAACTGGCTCACACGAATACGGAGTTCAAGACAGTATTATTCGAGATAACCTTTGTGAACGCGACGATTATGATGGTATTTTGGCTGGCTCAGTTTCTTCAATTACTATAAACGGAGCATTTAAAGATAACACGACAAAGAATATTTTGATTCAGGGAAATACCGTAATACAGGGAACCGAAGGAATAGGTATTTATAAAACCGCCTGCGACATAATTGTTGAATATAATATAGTCCGAGATGGACAAATTTATCATATTTATGTGGCAGGTGGATCACATCATATTACTATTCGACATAACTTGGTATACGAAAGCACAAGTGATAGAGATAGTTCAGCTGATAGCCTTATAGTAATGAACAATGAGTGTTATCAGAATATCCCGCCCAGATCGACCGGCGATCTTGAAATTTACGGAAACCTAATAGCCAGTGGTTCACATGGCATACAGTTAGAAAATAATTGTGCGTCTGAGGGTCTAATCCCATCTAATATTAACATTTACAATAATACAATAGTGGACTGTGATGCAAATTTTTATATTTATGGCACATGGAATGGAATAAACTCAAATATAAAGAATAATATTTCTTACACGATAGATGGTGGGTCTACTCATATAAATAATGCAAGTCCGACTGGTATTACATTCAGTCATAATAATTATGACGAAGATCCTGGGGGTAATGCTAATGACAATGCTGTAATTGGGGTGCCCGGTATATCCAAAACCTCTAACTGGCAGTCTCTTGTAGCTGGAGCGGTAGATGGAACTGAATTTAAACTTCTAGATACAAATAATTGTGAGGATGCCGGCCTTGATCTTGGTGGCACCCCTACGAATCCTTATTATTATATCTTAGACCTTGATGATTCAGATTTTACTGCTTTTACCTTCGAGATTCTAAACCAAAACGATTATGGGGCTGGTTGGGAAATTGGCGGAGACGTTTACCAGTCTTCAGGTGAAGATCCCCCATCTAACAATGACTGTTCTTCTGCTATTGCTCATTATAAATTAGACGCTGATGTAGAGGATTCCACCACCAATAATAATGACCTCACAGCCGTTGGGACACCTACATATAGTGGGAACGGTATTGTCTTGAATGGATCAAGTCAATATGCTCATATAACAAATCTAAGTGGAGACATTGGTAGCGTAAGCCTTTTTGCCAATTTCAAATTTGATAATGCCTTTGCAGATGGTGAGACAGATCCTATCTGTGGTGAGTATGACTTCGGAGATAATGAAAGGGTTTTTATTCTACTTATTGGGGATGCCACAGGTGCAGGCGACGGCAATGATGTGGTGCGGTTCAGGATTGGGCATACTAATGGCACAGGTAATGTTGCATTAGAAAGCACGTATGCTATGAGTCCGGGAACACAGTACTCTGTGCTTGCAACCTATGATACCGGGAATGACGATGCACATATTTATATTCATAATCTGTCCGGTACAATTCTTAATGGTGCAAGCGGTGAAACAGATGCTACTTTATTAGATGCAAGTGTACAAAATGTTGAATCTACTCCTTTTGTTTTAGGCTCATTCTATGATAGTGGCAGCCCATTTGATTACTTTGATGGTACAATTTTTGAAGTAGCTATTTATGATAGTGAGAAATCACAGCAAGATGGGCAAGATTTTGCGCTTACCGAATATTCTGATGCTTCGGCTATTTCTGTACAGGGTATGTCGTCGGCTTGTGGTAATATCACGGCTGCTGGGGTTATGACTTGGGCTATTGGTTGGGATAAAGAACCATATACAGAAGGCGGGGCTTGGACTATTGATGTTGACTTCGATTATCCAACTACAACACAGACTATGAACTATGTTGGAAAATGGAACGATCAGGTAGGTTGGACAAATCATGTTGGGAATATTTGGAAAAAGACTACTTACATTGAACCTACGAGTGTTAAGGCAGATACTAATGTTTTGGCTGAAAACGACGGTAACTTTGCTACACTCGGGGCAAATGAATGGGATTGGGCATCAAGCATTTTATATGTCAATGTAGGTAGCGACCCGGACGATGACGTTATAACTCCTACACCCTGGGAAACCTATATTGCCATTGATACTCTGGCAGGTTGGAGGCAAAACAGTTTCGGAGACGCACAGATTGGAGCAGATATTACACTCCCATCGGGTGTAACAATTACTGATATTCAGGATACAGCCGCTACTATTGTAGGAGCGTTGACTGGTTTAGGCACTTATCCGAGCAATACAGTGGCGAATCCTAAATTGTCAACTGATCCCTGGGATTTGAGTGCAGGCGGTGATTATGCCACATTTGTAGCTTTTGATACAGCTATTTATAGTGTACCAGACGACAACTTCGACTGTAATTTCACAGGTGATATAAACACTGACATTGCTGGCACGTCAGGCCATGAAATAGTGTTTACAGGTACAGTTACAGGTCAAGTTACGATTGATGAGGATTATATTAAGTTTGAGAGGATGATAATTCAATGATTAAGAAATTTTGGAAATGTGTAATCATAGGCTTAGTATTGCTTCTCCCAACTTGGGCTTTTGGGGCAGACCAGAATATCTATCTAGATAACGCCGGGGCTGGTGCTGGTAGTGAAGGTGATCCTTATGGGGCATTTAGTGAAATCAACTGGACTACTGGTGGGGCTAACTCTATCTTTGACTGGGCAGCTGCAAGTGATGATGTTCATATTAACCTGAAAAAAGGTGTGACATGGCGTGAGCAGTTGACAATAGTTACATCTGGTGCAAACGGGTATCCTATTACTATCCAGGCTTACTCAAGTGGGGCTGATCCGATTATTAGCGGAGCCGATGTGGTAAGTACATGGACAGGGGTTGAGAGTTTAGGTAGTGAATTGACTACTGATGGTGATGCTGAGGTTTACGGAGCAAATTGGTCAGATTGGGGTAGTCCTGATACCAGAGAACAATCAGCGGAACAAGCACATGGTGGTACTAAGTCAAGCAAACAAATAACAACCTCTGCTAATGATGGGCAGGGCTTTAATAACACTAGTACGACTATTTCAACTAATTACAGGTTGTCAGCGTATGTTTATATTAGTGCTCTAACAGCTACGAACGTTACTGTTAATTTAAGGCGTACTGATACATGGCAAGTATTTGGAGATTCTGGAATTGTTACTACAACAGGTTCATGGCAGCACGTAGAAATTGATTTTACTGCTGTGACTACAGCAACAACAGTATCTTCAGTACAAATTGGAGCGGGTGGTGCCACATGGTATATTGACGATATTTCAATCAAAGAAATTATTATTTCAAACACTAAATGGGAAGCAACATTAGCCACTGAACCATATAATGTATTTTTTGATGATACAGCAGGAACTAATGAAGCTGGTACTTGTCCAGACGATTTAAACTCAGATACCGAATGGTGTTGGAATTCTAATGTTTTATATCAGTATTCTACTTCTGACCCGGATACAAGATATACTTCTCCAGGATCAGAGGTGAATGTAAGGTCTTTTGCAATTGGTAGTAATAATACCGCTGATTATATAACCATTCAGAATTTAGAACTTAAGGGTGGTACTCTTAGCCCTTTTTGGGTAAGAGAAAATGATTATTGGATTATTGATAATTGTACAATAAACAATGGTGATCTAAATGGTATATATGCCGAAGGAAATACCAGCGGGGCTGGATCTATTGTGGGATGGCAGATTATAAATAATACAATTGGCAGAACTGGAACCGGGGAAGCTCAACTGGACGTTGTTCCAACCGATGCGAGAGCGGGGATAAATATCAAAGGAGCAACTGCACCTATAATAGCAAATAATTATGTCGAAGCTATCAATACTATTGGTATTATTACTGGTTGGCAAACTCATGTAGGAGCAGTTTCTTCCGCCCCCGTAATTTATGAAAACGAAGTTACTAATTCTCAATCGGGCATCATTATTTATAATACCGCCGATGCGTTTGTTTACAGAAATTACATCCATGAAGGTTACGGGATAGGCATAGCGATCAGCACTAATTCCACCGGGGCAAAAGTTTACTACAATGTTATCTGGGACATTAACAGTCAACATGCTAGTTGGTACAATGGAATTGATGTAAACTTTGATTCTGATAATGGGATAGCTTATGGAAATACAGTTTATAAAGTTTATAAATCCTGTTTCACTTTAGAGGCGGGTGGTGATGAAAGCCATCCGTGTGATGGTTGGCTTGTAAAAAACAACATTTTTGACTCATCGGGCAATTACGAACTGGGTGGAAACAGCTATTCTCTTGAATTGGAGGTTGGTGTAAGCACAGTCACTTATGCAAATAATATTTACAATTTTAAAGATGCCCTTGCCAATATTTTCAATGTTGGGGGAGAGAAGGCTACTTGGGCGGAGTGGCAGACTTTTTTAGGTGGTGAAGGC